TATACCATTAAAAACTTGACCCATATCTTCAATCGGTGGTTGGTTCATGCCATTAAATACCTGACCCATATCTTCAATCGGTGGTTGGTTCATGCCATTAAATACCTGACCCATATCTTCAATCGGTGGTTGATTTATACCATTAAAAACTTGACCCATATCTTCAATCGGTGGTTGGTTCATGCCATTAAATACCTGACCCATATCTTCAATCGGTGGTTGGTTCATGCCATTAAATACCTGACCCATATCTTCAATCGGTGGTTGATTTATACCATTAAAAACTTGACCCATATCTTCAATCGGTGGTTGATTTATACCATTAAATACCTGACCCATATCTTCAATCGGTGGTTGGTTCATACCATTGAAAACTTGTCCCATATCGGCTATTGGTGGTTGGTTTATACCATTGAAAACTTGACCCATATCTTCAATCGGTGGTTGATTTATACCATTAAATACCTGACCCATATCTTCAATCGGTGGTTGGTTCATACCATTAAATACCTGGCCCATATCTTCAATCGGTGGTTGATTTATACCATTGAAAACTTGACCCATATCTTCAATCGGTGGTTGGTTCATGCCATTAAATACCCGACCCATATCTTCAATCGGTAGTTGGTTTATACCATTGAAAACTTGTCCCATATCGGCTATTGGTGGTTGGTTTATACCATTAAATACCTGTCCCATATCAGAAAAAATTATTTCTTTTTTTGTGGTGTCTGATATATTTGTATCTAAAGATTTATATATATTTGTTGTTACAGTTTCATTTTCTTCATCGTGTATAAAAATAGGAATCAAATTACCGTATTTATCATAAGAATATCCTAAAACATCACCAGTTTGTGTTGTTTTTAGATATTTATCTTGTTTATCAATATTATTAATAAAAATATCATCCATATTTGTTTTATTTTTTGTTTGTAAATTAGAATAAATTTCACCAATATTATCAATCAACGATTTTTCAACCCCAATAAACACCTCACCCATATCATTAATTGGTAATTTTTCAGTTCCTGTAAAAACTTCACCCATATCATCAATTAACGATTTTTCACCCCCCGTAAAGACTTCACCCATATCATTGGTTAGTAATTTTTCGGTTCCCGTAAAGACTTCACCCATATCATTAATTGGTAATTTTTCGGTTCCCGTAAAGACTTCACCCATATCATTGGTTAGTAATTTTTCGGTTCCCGTAAAGACTTCACCCATATCATTGGTTAGTAATTTTTCAGTTCCTGTAAACACCTCACCCATATCATTGGTTGGTAATTTTTCAGTTCCAATAAACACCTCACCCATATCATTAATTTGTAATTTTTCGGTTCCCGTAAAGACTTCACCCATATCATTGGTTAGTAATTTTTCAGTTCCCGTAAAGACTTCACCCATATCATTGGTTGGTAATTTTTCGGTTCCTGTAAAGACTTCACCCATATCATTGGTTGGTAATTTTTCGGTTCCCGTAAAGACTTCACCCATATCATTAATTGGTAATTTTTCGGTTCCCGTAAAGACTTCACCCATATCATTGGTTAGTAATTTTTCAGTTCCTGTAAACACCTCACCCATATCATTGGTTGGTAATTTTTCAGTTCCTGTAAACACTTCACCCATATCATTGGTTGGTAATTTTTCAGTTCCAATAAACACCTCACCCATATCATTAATTGGTAATTTTTCGGTTCCCGTAAAGACTTCACCCATATCATTGGTTAGTAATTTTTCAGTTCCCGTAAAGACTTCACCCATATCATTGGTTGGTAATTTTTCGGTTCCTGTAAAGACTTCACCCATATCATTGGTTGGTAATTTTTCGGTTCCCGTAAAGACTTCACCCATATCATCAATTAACGATTTTTCAACCCCAATAAACGACTCACCCATATTTATAATTGATTTTTTTTCAACAACATTATCAAATATATTATTTAATTCAGATATTTGTTTTTCTGATTTTTCAAAAAGAACAACATTATCAATATTATTTTTTTGACCAACATTATCATAAACATTTAATAATTTCAATTCAATATTTATTTTTTCAGAAATATCAAACGAATTTCCCAAATTTAATTCATTTTTAATTTTAGTTAAATTTGTGAAATCATTACCCAATATAATTTCTTGTTTTTTAATAAAATTATTATATAAAGTATTTAAGGATGTTAATTGTCTTTTAACTGTATTATCAAAATTTATTCCTAAATTTATATTCGTCAACTCTTGAATATTTGTATAAATATAACCCAAATTTGATGGGTTTATTATAGATCCTCCAAATAAAATTATATCTGGAATCGGTGGTCTTTTTCCAATATTAAGATAATCATTACCTAAATTTTGTGGTACAATATTTATATTATTTTCAAATTCTATTCCAAGATCACCATGTAATATAGTGGGTAAATTTTGATAATCATATCCCAAATTACCAACAATAACAGGATTAATAATAAAAGGTAAAATTCCTAAATTTTCATGTTCCTGATTCGAAATATTCTGAAAATCATAACCCAAATTTCCAACAACAAATGGGTTTGTAATAAACGGCAAAATTCCAAGATTATCGTGTGTTGGTGTTGATATGTTTTGATAATTATATCCCAAATCATCTGAAAAAGGTGGTTTTAAATATAATTCAATTTCACCCAAATTGCCAGAAAATGTCGGTTTTAAATATAATTCAATTTCACCCAAATTACCAGAAAAAGGTGATTTTAAAAACAATTCAATAAATCCAAGATTTGTATAAACAGGTAAAGGTGATGATACATTATTTTCAAAAACATTTTTCAATGATTCAGACCTTGGTAATTCAATTATTTGTTCAAAATCATATCCCAAACTATTTATAGTAGTTCCAGTTATTCTCAAATTTGGTATTAATGATGGTTCCATCGATTTTGTAAAATCTTCAATTAATTTTTTTCTAGCAGCCAACGGATTAATTTTTCTATCGTCTGTATCTTGATTTAAAATCAAAGCCTTATTAACTGGTATTACACTCTCATATGTCGTACCCAAAACATCTGGGGGTAAGCTTGGAATTGGGATTGGAATTTTTGGTATATAATCTTGTAACATATTATTTAATGAATTAGCGATACCAAATGCATTTTTTAAAATATCTTTTAATTCCAATTCATTTTCATCAGTTCTTTTCAAATTACTTCTGAAATTTAAAATATTTCTTGATGACACATCATATTCTTTATTATCAACTATATTATCTCTTTCACCTTTGAGTAAAGGTGTTCTAAATTCCTTTTGAATCGATTTGTATATTATATCAAATTTAACTGTTGCGGGTGTGTCATTTTTAGACGCACCATATCCACCATTTATAACTTCGTCAGCGAAGTTCTTAGAATTGAAAAAATCAAAGTTACAATCATATAATGTGTATATTTGGGTCGCTTTATCATACATATATCCCGGTGTTTCGAAATGATCCAACAATTTCATTGTTCTCATATCTGTAAATTGAATCATCATTTTAAATCTTAATAAATTATCTGGTAAATTATATCTTTGATCCCTATAATTATATGCAAAATTATTATATGAATCTACCAAATAATTAACCAACATTGCAATATCTTCCGATAATGTGATTGTCAATTTATCTTCAGTATATTTTGGAATTTTTGATGTTAATTTATCCAATCCAGTAATAGAATTTATATACCAAACTTTATTTGATTTTTTATCTGGGTGTGATGTTGAATTAAATATTTTCCAAAATAATTGTTTGAATTTATCATAATAACTCCAAGCTTTAAAAAATGCAATATTATCATTGTTAGTATAATAAGTTTCAAAGAAATTATCCACTTCAGTAAATAATGGTGATTCCATATCATCAAACATTAAATCAAATGAAACAAATAATGGGTCTTCATAATAATAATCCGTATTATCGGTTTGTCTATCCAATGAATATTTAAAATTTTCCATATCATAATCAACCATCGGTTGAGTTCTGATGTCTTGTTTCATCCCCATAATTTCCTTGGCATCATCCGGAATAATCATATTCATAAGTGGTTGAAATGGAATCTTCTCGTAACCGGAAATATAATTATTACCTGTCATTATATTCATATCCTGATTTATAACATCTCTATCATTATAAAATAAATCATTAATTCCTCTTTGTAAACTACCAATACTACCAGCTAAATTTATTGCAGAATTTGCCAATTCAACAGAAGCGGTTGCGAAATTATTTGGATTTTTCATTTTATATATTGAACTCCCAATACCCCTACTACTATTACTAATACTAGATATGCTACTTATTAAACCTCCTCCGGCCATATTATGTTGTTGTTACTTTTTTATTTGTATATAATGTGGTTAATTCTCTTCTAACAAGTGTCACTTCTTGTCTAAAAACTGTTTGATTACCTCTATATTTTCCACTTGGTTTATCAAAAATCCAATTAATACCAGTTATTAACCATTTTCCTGATAATCTATTATTTATTCTATTTTCATTATTGATTGTTTGTTGAACACTATTATCACTTTTTCCTGCTTTTGCTTGCATATCATTTAAATCATATAAAACAATTTCAACTGGTTGAAAACGATAAAGTTCAAAATTTGGATTTGGTAAAACAACATTTATTTTTATTTTTTGAAGTGATTTAATGTTATTCTTATTTTGTAATTGGGTATAAATAAAATTCTCATGAACATTATCTGTATCAATTTTTCCCATAAAATATTTCTTTTTCTGTTGAACATTTCCAGCGTTTGTATTAACATCATCATTTCTTTGTTTCAAAACTATTTTTGATTTATCGTCACCAGCTGTAGAAATCGTATCCATTAATAAATAATTAAATTTCTTTCCCAAATCATCAAAATAATAAATATAAGGTTCATAACCAACATCAAAATTTATAGATGTACTATCATTTATCAAATTCCAAGATTGAATATATAAATTGGAATGTTTTGAATTTGGATGATTATTTAATATTAATGGTATTGTTTCTTCAGTATCTTTTGTATCTTTTGTGTTTAAAACTGTTAATTGACTATTTATATTTTCGTTTAATTCTGTTTCAATATCAATATAATTTAAATTATAATAATAATCAACAAAAGACCATAAGAAACTATCATTACTTTTATATGCCTGTGAAACTGTTTCTGGTATAAATTCTTTAATATAATCATCACCCGGACATATCCAAGTCATAGTGTCAGTTGTATTATCGATATTTGTACAAAAACCCAATAAACATTCGTTTGCAATTTTTTTCAACACATCAAAACTTGTCATTTTTGGAAAACTGGAATTTTTAATAATTATTGGCAAATCCAATACAGCTCTCATAGTAAAAACTTTATCATCACCAATTGACGAACTTTTAACTGGATTAAAATTAGTAATATAAAAATCACATCTTATTGGCATTAAAATTTCAGAATTTGATTTTATCATCAAACTCACAATTGATTTATCTAATGGGAAATTATCATCAATTAGTTTATTTGTTGGGTCTCTAAAAACAACTTGTATTTCCGGAATATAACCATCACCAATTAATTTAAAATAAATTATATCATTCGCATCCAATGCCAATTTATTACCATATGAAAAAACCATATACGGAAATTTTCCCAAATCCCTAGCCCAAATCTGAGCATCTGATTCGGTTACGTCTTCTTTATAAGATATTACCAATTCCTCCATTACTTTATCCGATGATGTTATTCTTTTTATCATTTTAGTTTATTAATTATTGTTATAGTACTATTATTTGAATCAACCTGAACTTGTTTCAAATTTGTTGGCTTAATTGATGGTAATAAATTTTCACCAGTTTCTCTATTAAAATCTATTTTTCTTTCAGAATTCGGATCAACTAAAGAATTAATAATTTCAGCATTTGTTTTTGAACCTTGTGCAACTTGTAATTTTGGAATATCACTTTCATCACAAAACCACACTATATCACCTTGCCTTATAGAAAAAACATCAACTATATTGTTTAATGTCATAATTTCATCAATATATCCTTTCTTACCATATATCGACCAAGTAATCAAATCCGGTCTCATTTCCTCCGTGATAGTTATTATATGTGGATATAATGTTATATCATCACGTGTAATAACCAATGGTGTGATAATATTTGTGATCGGATTTCCATCACTGTCTATTTGAATTGTTGCGTTTTCTAATGTATATAAGTTTGCCATTTTTAATTTATTTTTTAAGAGGTATAACCACCCTCTGGATTTTCTTGATATTTAAAATTACCATTTCCATAATAAGTCACTGGATCATCTTGGGTTTTATCATTTGGTACAATAGCATTTAGTGTCGGAACTGGTTTCATTGTAGTTTTAAAATTACTTAAATCTAAATTTACTTGGCCATTTGGAGATTTAATAATTGATTCACGTTTAGCTGTTATTTCGACTTCACCCAAAGTCCCACCATCCACTGCAGCTTTTGTATAAACCCTACCATATTGATTATTAAACATTCTTTCAATTTCCCATCTACCAAGTGGTCTACCCATTTTTAAATCAATTGTAACATCAACCCTTTTGGGCATGTCCTGAAAACCTAATTCATTACTAAATTTTAAATCAACACCATTTTCTAAATAAACATTTCCCATACTTAAAATTGGTGAAAATGGATTTCCAACTGTTAAATGCCAAGGTGTTGTAGATAGTCCACTCATTAAACCAATACTTCCTATTAAAGGCCAACGATAACGATAAACAGAACCTGCTAATAAAGTATTAGCACCCCTTTCCATTACACCTGATATTGCATCAAATGTTTCTTTCGCCCCACTCATTTTTTGTAATGAATCTTGTTTTATTTTTGGTTTTTCTTTTGGATTTAAAATTTCATTCTTTTTGTTTTCTTTATCTAAAATTTGTCTGTCCCAAAATTCTTTATTATTTTTAGATTTATCTTTTAATTTTTTAAATCTTGCAATATCAGCATCTAAACTCGCTATTTTTTTATCCCTTTCTGTGTCACTTCCGGCCAATTTTACATTTTCTTTAGTAATACTATCATATATTGGTGCAAATTCAGATTTTTCACCATAAAAAAAATCAGTAATCGCACCCATAAATTCATCTATTAATTGTTTTCCAAACGCGACCCACGCACTTGATGCATATTCGGCTTTTGCATTTACGGCCTCAACAAATTTACTAAAAGAATTATTATTATCCGCATTTAAAATAAACCTCTGATCAGATGTTCCGATTCTAGCCAAATTTGACAAAATATCTTGAAATGCCAAACCCGGATCTACTTTATCGATATATTTCTGTTCATATGATGTTTCAAAAGTGATTTTCAAATCACTTTTTAATGATTGTGATTCAACTTCTCTCATTTTTGATGTTCTTAATACATTTGGATCACCAGTAGGAACATTAGTTGCACTGTATGTTGTTAAACCCATACGGTTTAACATACCAAATAAAAACCCTTGTGACCAAGCAGGAACTGGTAAAAAATCACCTACACTTACACCAAATTGTTCTTTCATTATTTTTCCAATAACCTTATCTAATGTATCAGTTTGATCAACCCAACTTTCACCAAAAGAAAATGAAAATAAATCTTTATTTGAATCATCCACTTTAATCCACCCAATTACGGTTGCTATTGGTTTCTCTTTAAATAATGTTAGATTATTTGGTACAATACAACCATCCCTATATCTTCTTAAAATTATTAATCTATTGATTGGATAAACCCCCAAATCTTTTAAATAAACAAAATCCGCTGGTTTTAAAATCATTGAAATTGGACCTTTAGTTCCAGAATCATTAAAATAATTCAACAATGTAACATATGGGTCTTGTTCTAATCTATCCCTAGCATATATTTTATTATTCACATAATCTATTACATTTTTACCATCACCCGGATCTTTATAAATTCTAGCTTTAGTTTTCGTTGGAATCGTTCCAAAAATATCACCAGTATTGTTATTATTGTTTACTCTAATCGGATCACCCACAGTTGGCTGTATTGTTGGATTAAATAAAAAACTCATTTCATTGTGAACCATCTAAAATTATATTACTTTTGTTTTTATATATTAAAAATGGAAACACCTATTGAATTTTTTTTTATTGAATTTTTTTCCTATATTTGAGGGGAATATAAAATATATTTCAATTAAATTTTTTTATTTAATTATTTTTTCATAATTTTGTAATATGAAATTAAAACCGGAAGTCAGGACTAAACTATTTCAAATAGTTAGAAATCTCCTAAAAAATACAGAAAAAATCATAGTTATATCATCTGATCATCCAAATAAAGCACTGATTTATATGGATGATGATTATGTATTGTCATTATACACAAATCTATTCGGAATGGGTGTAACAAGTAATAATGTAATGTTAATTTCGTTACACGAAAGAAAAACCAACTTTTATATAAAATTTGATTCTGGTGATTACATGATTATGAAAAACAGAAGAGAATTTGAAGATTTTGTTCAAGAAATAAATGAAACAGTATTTGATAAAGACACAACAGATAGAAATAGTATTAACGAACTTTAAATAAAAAATATGGGATACAATATCTTATCATTATTCGATGGAATGTCATGTGGACAAATCGCACTAAATAAAGCGGGAATAAAATATGATAATTATTATGCAAGTGAAATTGATCAATTTTCCAAATTAGTAACACAATGTAATTATCCTAATACAATTCAACTCAATGATGTACGGGGGGTCAATGGTCATTCATTTAAAGAGGAAATTGACCTTTTGTTTGCAGGTAGTCCTTGTCAGGATTTAAGTAGATCAAACCCCAATGGATTGGGGTTGAATGGTCTTAAAAGTGGATTGTTTTTGGAATTCATAAGAATATTAAAAGAAACGAAACCCAAATATTTCTTACTCGAAAATGTTATTATGTTAGAAAAATGGAAAAATCAAATAACAGAAATGTTGTTGAAAATTTATCCGGATACCATCTTAATCGAAATTAATAGTAATTTGGTATCTGCTCAAAATAGACGGAGACTTTATTGGACAAATATTCCTGTTGTTGATTTGCCAAAAAACAAATATTTATCATTTAAGGACATAATCAATAATAACGCAAAACACAGACTCTTAAAAAAAGATAGTAGAATTACCAGAAGTAAATGGATAACTAAAAAAGGAACCTATGTTCAATGGGATTTAAATGATACTGGGTGGAAATCACAAGGACATAGAGCATATTTTCCAAATGGTAAAACTTGTACATTATCAACAACTTGTGCTGGGTTAAATATTTGTCTGGATTATAATAATGATGTTTATCGGAAATTAGATATAATTGAAGCGGAAAGACTACAAACAGTTCCAGATAAATATACTGAAGTGGACGGAGTTCCAATTAATGAAAGATTTAAGATGTTGGGCAACGGTTGGACGATTGATGTAATTTCACATATACTTAAAAACATTCCAAAAATTAAACCATGAAAGAAAAACTAAAAAATTATTTAAAATGTTTATTTGGTAAACACGAATGGTTAGAAAAAGTATCATTTTATGATTTTAATGTGACAAGAACTTGCATTCATTGTAAAAAGACACAATTAAATTATAATGGTGATTGGTATACTGTAAAATAATATGTGGGGTAAAAAAAGAACAAGTTCGAATTTAGTAGAACATGGAAGTGGAGATTTACGAAAAATAGCACATTTTGTAACAGATAATGTTATGGAAAATGGTATTAAATTAACAATTAGAATATATACAGAAAATATAGAAAAATGTAATATTAAAATAGAAGGTTATGGACAAATAGATATATTTAGTGGTGATATCCTTTATTTTTTAGATAACAAACTTTATCGAAAAAATGGTCCAGCATTTATAAGAAAAAACGATATATGTATTTGGGTAATCAATGGAAAATTACATAGAGATGGTGATTTACCAGCCTATGAATCTGATAGTCTTAAAATATACAGTAAAAACGGATTTTGGCATAGAGTTAATAATCCAGCTTATATTGAAATTTTTAAACAAGAATATTGGATAAATGGTGTTCAATATAAAAATGAAGAAAAATATATCAATGAATCTAGAAGAACAATTCTAAATGATATTTTTACCGAACCACCCTGTGAATTAGAATTACTTACTTGTTAAATTAAAAATATGAAATATATTGTTATTGATGAAAATGGAAATGATATTACTTCCACTGTAAAAGTAATTGCCGAAACCACAGAAAGTTATCAATATTGTAGAAAAAAAGCAGATGATATGTTTTTTAATGCTGATACTTTTTATGAAAATGAAATACAAAGTAGATTTAATAAAATATCAATATCAAATATGGACGATTTTGGTCCAGAATTTGATCCAAATAGGGGTGAAAAATGGTTAAATTATTGCAATTCTTTACGTAAAGAAATAGAACAAAAGGAAAAAGAGTGGCAGGAAATGATGAATATTGCTGGTGATTGGGAAGATAGAGAATATGCAGCCAGATGGAAAAATTTAGTTGATTTTCTTTCCGTAAGAGATAAAAATCCATTATTATCCAAAGAATTGAGATATAAAGCTTTATCTATGTATCTTAATGAAATGGGTTGTCCAAACTTATCTAAATATTTATCTTAATAATCCTTAATTATTTGAGATTTATCAAATAAAGTAATATTTGTTAAAACTTCATTCTGGAATCTAACATCATCCTTAAATTCATCAAAAAACATCAGGATATTAAAATAAGTTCCACCAGTTAATATCTTTTTAATCTTAAATATTTCTTTTATATCGAATTTCTTATTCGAGAAGTTAGGGATGTAATACACATCCTTTTCTTTATTTAGTGCCTGTATGATTCTGGTATAAATTAATAAATTGAAATAATCAGAAAATTTTTCATCTGTTATATCATTTTCTTCCAGTGCTGTCTTAATATCGATTATTACCTTATTTCGTATTCTGTTTACTTTAATATATTTCTTCCATTTTCTGTTATCTTTACTTAGTACCAAATAGAAATTCATATTTTTAAGGTGATTGATTTTTGAAGATAATTTATATATATTATTAATTAGTTCCAAATTGAAAAAATTAAAACAAATTTAATATTTTTATATAAAAATATGATATGTTAATAACAAAAGAAGTTGAAATAAAAATAAATAAAAAGAATATTAATTTTTATAAAAATCTTAAATATGATATTAAATTAAAAGATATCTTAAAAATTCCTGTTGAACATTTATCAAATGGATCTCATCAAATAATTGAAGTTAAATGTGATTTGTGTGAAAAAATATTAAAAATGTCATATCAAACTTACGTTTTGAGGTTATCAAAATATAATTTTATAACTTGTAAAAAATGTAGTATAGTAAAAAATAAACTTACAAATAAAAATAAATATGGTAATGAATATTTTTTTACTACTAATATTTTTAAAGATAAATCCAAACAAACTAAAATTGAAAGATATAATGATGAAAACTATAATAACATAGAAAAAAATAAAAAAACAATATTTAAAAATTATGGGATAGAACACGCTTTACAATTGGATGAATTCAAAAACAAATCAAAGCAAACTAAACTTGAAAAATATGGTGATGAAAACTATAATAATTTAGAACAATATAAAAAAACATGTTTAGAAAAATATGGAGTTGATAATTTAAATAAAAATTCTGATTTTCGTAAAAAATCATCACATACTCGTATGATAAAAAGATTAAATATTTTATCTAAATATGGTATTATGTTAGTAAACAATAATAATGAATATGTGTGTGAAAAAGGACATATATTTAAAATGAATTCTTCAATAAAAAATAGAATATCATATAAAACTATTTTATGTCCATTTTGTAATCCGATAAATTCTTTTTCAAATAGTGGTTATGAAATACAACTTCAAAATTTCATTAAAGAAAATTACAATAAAGAAATTCAATTAAATAAAAGAAATATTATTTCACCATATGAACTAGACATTTATTTACCAGATTTAAAATTGGCATTTGAATTTAATGGATTATTTTGGCACAATGAATTTGGTGTCGATAATAATTATCATTTAGATAAAACAGAAAAATGTGAACAACAAGATATAAAATTAATACATATTTATGAAGATGATTGGATTTATAAACAAGAAATAATTAAATCCAGAATCCTAAATTTAATAGGTAAAACACCAAATAAAATTTACGCCCGTAAATGTATCATTAAAGAAATTACAGATAATAAATTAATTCGTGATTTTTTAGAAAAAAGTCATTTACAAGGATTTGTCGGATCACAGATTAAACTTGGTTTGTTTTATAATGATGTATTGGTTTCCTTGATGACTTTTGGATCGAAACGTAAATTTATGAAACAAAGTAATTCTGATGGTGTTTATGAAATGTTGAGATTTTGTAGTAAATTAAACACATCAGTAATTGGTGGCTCTGAAAAAGTATTCAAATATTTTATCGAAAATTACAAACATAAGGAAGTGATTAGTTACGCTGATAGATCATGGAGTCAAGGGGAATTGTATAAACAACTTGGATTTAAATTAATTCACAAAACTCAACCAAATTATTACTATATTATAGATAAAAAACGTTATCATAGATTTAATTTTAGAAAAGATAAATTAGTTAGTGAAGGTTTTGATCCGAACAAAACAGAACATGAAATCATGTTAGAAAGAAAGATTTATCGAATTTATGATAGTGGTAGTTTGAAATTTATCTGGAAAAATTAAACTTTTCTTGAAAATATTTATATTAATATTATCTAAAAAATAATCAAACATGAATGGCGAAACAAATAAAATCAAATCCAAAAAACGATTTTGATTTTTCAAAAATTTCAAATGTAATTGATGGATTATCAAAGAAATCTATGATTACTATTGATAATCTGAAAGGGGAAAAATCTTATATCAGCACGGGAATTTATATTCTTAATGCATTAATTTCAAAAAGCATTAAAAAAGGTGGAGTTCCGAAAAATAGAATTACTATACTAGCAGGTCCTCCACAAACAGGTAAATCCTACATCGCTTTAAATATAGTAAGAAACGCCCAAAAAGAAGGATATAATATTTTTTATATTGATACTGAATTTTCTATTGAAAATACTGATTTTGACATGTTCGGTATTAATATTGAAAATGAAGATAAATTTAAACTGATTCGTTCTAACAAAGTCGAAAATCTTAAAATAGCAGTTGTTCAAATTTTAGATGCTCTGAAAGAACAAAAAGAAAAAGGTGTCGATGTATCAAAAACATTATTTATATTAGATAGTATCGGCCAATTAGCATCTACAAAAGAAGTAGAAGATGCACTTGAAGGTAAACAAAAATCTGATATGAGTAGAGCCAAAGCAATCAAGTCATTGTTTAGAGTTATTACTAACGATTTGGGTTACTTAAACATACCTTTAGTGGCAACAAATCACATCTACATGACAATGGATCTTTTCCCCACCGAAAAACAATCTGGTGGTGAAGGTATAAATTATTCAGCATCTGTAATCATCTATTTAACTATTGCGAAATTGGAAGATAAGGATAAGGATGATTTTTCACTTGGTTCACAGGGGGTTGTTATTACAGCAAAATCTCGTAAAAATCGTTTAGCAAAACCAAAAAAAGTAAAATTTGAAATTGATCACACCAAAGGTTGTAATCCATATAAGGGATTAGAATTTTTCTGCACACCCGAAAATTTTGAAAAAGTTGGTATCGCTATGTTAAAACCAGTTGTTGATAAAAAAACAGGAGAAATTACATATGAATCTGGACCACCTAAAAAATGGTACGTGAAACATTTAGATAAAGTAATTCATGAAAATAATTTATTCAATGGAAAAGTTTTTAATGATGATGTAATTAATTCATTAGAACCTATTGTTTTCGATTATTTCAAATATTCATCTTTTGAAGAAATTCAAAAATCAAATGAAGAACTTGACGAAGAATATAAAGAATTTGAAGAAGATAATGATTTTGAAATTGATAGTGAAATGTCAGATGATATTTTGTTAAAATAAAAAATAATTTACAAAAAATGATAACAATTAGAATTATTAATCCAGATTTTATTAATGATAGTGTTAAATCTGATGAAGCAACTTGGTACACCAGAATTAAATCTTATGATTGGGAAATGAACATGAAAATGGACGATGATATTAAAAACTGTACCGTTGGTCATCATATCGACTCAATTGAATTAGATAATTTCTATTTGAACAATAAAAGTTCAATCGATGATTTAATAGAATTCCTACAAAGAGCTAAAGAATCATTACAAGTGGAATAAAAAATAAATCTTTGAAGAAAACAGGAACAATATTTTAAATTTTTATTCTAATAAATTGACAACCCAAATGATTTTCTATTTGGGTTTGTCTTTTTATATCCTTTTCTTTTAATTCACCGTTCATATCAAAATGTCCACTTTCATCTATTTCATAAACAACATTATTTAATTTATCATAACCATCAACCCAGTAACCCAATTCTTTTATATAAAATTCACCATCATTCATCGCGTGTTGTATATAAATATTTTTTTCGGTTGAAATTTTATTTAATATTTCACAACCAATCAAACTAAAATTTGGTAATATTTGTCCGTTGTTTAAATATTTTATATTTTTTATCCTAGACAATCTTAATTTTCTTTTGTGTTCATCGGAAAATTTTCTGTTTTTTAATTTGTTTGACATTTTTTCTCTATATTCTTTACTATTCACAAGTTTTTTTAATTTATCTGAATTTTTTAAAGATTCTGATAATTTTTTTCTTGTTTCATCAGTATGTTTTTTTCCGAAAAATGGATTATTTTCACCAGAAAATGAATGTTTCAATGATTTATTTTTCATTAATTCATCAGCTTTTTCTTTACCATATTTTTCAACCCAAATATCAAAAACAGATTTTTTATACATTGGATTATTTTCACCCTTCATATGTTCTTTATTTTTTTCACCTATCTTTTTTTTAGTTTCATCTGTATGTTTCTTACCAAAAAACGGATTATTTTCCCCACTATTTTTTTTACTTATCTCTAATTTTTTCTCATCACTCATTCTTTTTCCATACATGGGATTATTTTCACCTTTTGTTCTACATCTTATACAAATATAATCTTTATCAAGATGATATCTTTTTATTTTTTTTATTTTAATTTTAGATAAACATTTCACACATTCAATTTCAAATTCTATTGCATTTTTACATTTAATTGTATCACCAATTTTATTTTTTATAAAAAATGTCCCATTTATTAATTCGAAATCATCATATGTTTTATCATGAAAAAATATTTTCATTTATAAAATTTTATTTTTATATATTAATTTTTTAAAGTCTATTTGAATTGATATTGGAAATGGCTTAAACTTTCACTTTTTTATTTTATATTATAAAGAAAAAAACATATGAATAATATTAAATTCGATTTCAATGATATTTCATTAATACCAACTATTATAAGTGATATAAGATCTAGAAAAGAAATAAATATATTTGATAAAAATAACAATTTACCATTATTTGTATCACCAATGGATACAGTAATAGATGAAAACAATTATAAAATTTTTAGAGATTTGGGTTTCTATATTTGTATTCCTAGAGGAATAAATAATGATAAAACAAAATTTGAAGATGATTGTTTCATATCTTATAGTTTGGATGAAATAGAAGAGAAAATAAAAAATAACAAGACTTTACCAAAAAGAATATTAATTGATGTTGCTAATGCACATTCAATAAGAATTTATGAGATATCTAAAATTATTAAAGAAAAATATATTGATATTGAATTAATGATAGGAAATATTGCAAATCCCAAAACTTTTGAACAATATGCAAAATTAAATGTTAATTATATCCGATGCGGAATAGGGGCGGGGCACGCATGTACGACATCCGCAAACAGTTCTATACATTATCCAATGGCATCATTAATAAAAGAATGTTATGACATAAAAATAAAAAACGATTATAAAACAAAAATTATAGCTGATGGTGGTTTTAAAAATTTCGATGACATCATAAAATCTATTGGTTTAGGATCAGATGGTGTAATGCTCGGAAATATAATCAACAAATCAATTGAATCTTGTGGACAAGATTATATAAAAGAAGATGAAACATATATAAAAATTGATAAAAACGATGCAATCGATTATTTTAAAGATGGTGGTGATATTTATAAATTATTTAGGGGAATGAGTACAAAAGATGTTCAAAGAAAATGGGGTAAAAAAGAATTAAGAACATCGGAAGGTATTATCAGAATGAATAAAGTTGAATATTCAATAGGTGGTTGGGTTGATAATTTTAAAGATTATTTAAAATCTTGTATGTCATATCAAGGAGATAATGATTTAAAAAACTTTATAGGAAATTCCGAATATGTATTTATATCACAAAACAGTTTTAATAGATTTAACAAATGAAAAATGTTAAAGATATAAAAAATCCAATCTGGGTAATAGTCAGTCCGGATGCACAAGATTCAACCATAAAACCGAACTATGAACAAAATTCTTAAAAAATAATAACTTATGAATGAGTAATGATAAAGAAACGATGAATGTTCAAATGGAGAAATTTTTCTTCACTTGGATAATGGATCATTCATCTCAATTCTTAAATGTAGAACCAGATTTCTTTAAAAACGATGAAATTCGTTTTATATTTAAAATAGTAAAAGATGAATATATTATAACAAAAAATGTAGCATCACCACAACAAATTGTTGCGATGATCAAATTAAATGATCCGGAAGAAAAGATAAATAATAATGTCATAAAAACATTACTAAAAAATGACAATTCCGTACACGATAAAGAATGGTTGGAAAGACATTTCAAAGCTTGGAAATTATCAAATGATTTAAAAAACAAAACATATACTGTTATAGACTTAATTCGTAATCTGAAAGAAATAGATTATGATAATGTTGTCGATGTTTTATCTAAAGTAAAAACAGTATTTAGTAATATATCAATACTTGAAGATGAAGAAGATTTGGGTGACGATTTTGATGATCCAGAATCACATAAACAAGAAGTTTCCAAAAATAAAATAACATCCGGTTGGTCTAGTGTAGACACACTTTTGCACGGTGGATGGGATAAATCAACATTCAATGTATTTCTTGGTGAAACTGGAGTTGGTAAGTGCTGTAAATCAAATACTCACATAAAAATTAAAAATAAAAAAACCAAAGAAATAAAGGAAATTACAATTGGTGAATTTTTCAATTATCTAAAACTGTAATTTGAATACTATGATAAACACTTTAAAAAGGAAAATGAAGGTACTTGTTATTACTGTGGAAACCCTTCAATTTTTTTTAATATAAGTGGGGGGTATCATAGGATATGTAATTCCAAAGAGTGTTTGGGAAAAACTAGAGCCACAGGAACGTATGAATTTCTTATGTATAAATATGGTTTATCAAAAAAAGATGCTATTGATTTAATGAATGATAGAGCATTAAACAGAGGTGAAAAAATTACAATTGGATTACAAAAATCATTCGAAAAAAATAAGAATTTTTTTAAGGAAAAATCCAGACAAAGTATCGAATTTTGGTTGAAAAGAGGATTTAATAATGAAGATTCATTAAAAATAATAAAAAATATACAAAATGATATATCTAAAAAAGCAATAAAAAAAAGACACGATAATAAACACTTATATACTGATGTAAACCCAACACAAAAATTATATTGGATGAAAAAAGGATTCACGGAAGATGAATCTAAAAATAAAGTATCGGAAAGACAAAAAACATTCACATTAGAAAAATGTATAGAAAAATATGGTGAAATTAAAGGTCTAGAAATATGGAATAATAGACAAAATAAATGGAGTGAAAAAATAGAAGCCAAATATAAAAATGGTGATTTTGTAAAATTTAAATATGATAATTATTCCGGACCAGAATTAGAATTATTTGAAAATATTTTGGAAAAAATAAAATTAGAAAATGTTCATTACGGAAAAAAACAATTTTTTAGACATTTTAAAGAATTGGGAAAAACATTCTCATATGATTTTGTATATAATAAAAAAATAATAGAATTCAACGGTGATTACTGGCACTGTAATCCTAAAACATATAATAAAAATTATTTTCATAAATATCTCCAAATGTTTGCATATGAAATTTGGGAAAAAGATAAATTGAAAATTGATTCTATAAAAGATGTTGGATATAATATTTTAATTGTATGGGAATGTGATTATAAATTTCATAAAGAAAAAACTATTCAAACGTGTATAGATTTTTTGAATGGTTAAAAAAGAATAAAATAAAAAATGTTAGATTTTGAAAGAAAATTTATAGATACAGTAGAAATAGATGAATGGCAAATAGAAACCGATAATGGTTGGTCAGATATCAAATCAATAGGTAAAACAATAGAATATGATGAATGGGTTTTAATAACACAAACATCTGAATTAATATGTGCAGATACCCATATTGTTTTTGATGAAAATATGAACGAAGTTTTTGTTAAAGACTTAGTATCAGGTGATAAAATACAAACAAAAAATGGTGTGGAAGTTGTTTGTAAATGTTATAAAGATATTCATGATAAAAAATCAAATATGTTTGATTTTCAACTAAACGATGAAAATCATAGATTTTGGACAAATGATATTTTGAGTCATAATTCAATGTGGTTATATAATACTGCAAAAAACGCAGCAGATAGTGGTGCGAACGTATTAGTAGTTTCAGTCGAATTATCTAAGAGAAAAGTTATGAAACGTTTAGGTGCAATGAGATTAAAAATTGATGCAGATCAATATGACGAATTAAGTAAAGATCCAAATTTTATTAAATCAAAAATATCACAATTAAAAAACACAACAAATCTAGGTTTATTTAATAATGGGAAAATTGGAAAAATTTGGGTCAAAAAATTCAATACTGGTCAATGTACAATCGATGATTTGGATAATCTTATAAATAAATATATTGAAGTTAGAAATGTTAAATTCGATATGATTATTATTGACTACATTAATCTCATGTCTGTTGATAAATTACATAAAGAAATGGGTAACAACCTTTTCTTAAAAGGAAAACATCTGGCAGAAGGATTAAGGTATTTAGCAGACAAATACAACGTTGCTATGATAACAGCTACACAAACCGATAAATCTGTTTGGGGTGCAAATGATATTAAGTTGGCGGATATTCCAGAAAGTAAAGCTGTCGCTGAAACAGCGGATTGTGTATGGGCTATTATCAGAAATAACGAAATGAGAAAGAATAACAAATATCGTTTAAAAATTCTTAAACTTCGCGACGGTGATCATAAAGGTGAAATAATTGGTTTCGATTTTCATCCAAGATATTTATCCATTGAAAATGATAACTTAGAGGGAACAGGAAAATTATAAACACCTTTCAGGTGGTGTAATTGTTATAATAATTTTATCACTACTAATTTCTGATAATTTAGGATATGTATCATCCCATATCTTCAGTAATTGTTCTTGGGTATATCTTCTTTTTAGATCGACTGAATCATCAATGTTATCGAAATTAATCATTTGTTGTACCTTTCAATTTTTTTACAATCATTCGTAAAGCTTTGGTATCATCCTTATCGATAGGTCTTTTCCACATATTTTTATATTTCCACCAATCGATAGTTTCCCATATTTTATTATAAATATATTCTTCGGATTTTCCTTTGAAATTTTTATAAACTTGAGAATAAATAAGTTTGGTAAAATTCTTTTCATTTTCCAATTCCTGAATTCTCCATTTTTTCATATCATTCAACATTGGTAACATCTTCAAATAGTTAGGTCTATCCACCCTACTCGTAAGATAAAATTCAATATCATTCAGACTTATTTGATCATAATTTAAAACAAAATCATCAGATGGATATATTCTTAAACGAATTCTTTTCTTACGATCATGTGGATCATATGTTCCCCAAGGCCCATAAACTTCATCTTTTGGATTATAAAGAATGGTTAAATGTATGAATGTACTTTTTACTATAACACCATCTTCATATATTGGAACATAATCTTTTTCACGTGAAAAATTACTTTCCCAATTTATATGATATTGATTTTTACGAGTTTCTTTTATTTCATATTTAATTCCTCTTTCATCCCATACTTTTTTCAGTTCTTCAAAATCGGACATTTTCATATCCTTTTTTTCTTCCTGTAAATATTCTTCGACTTCATAAATTCCAACGGATGGTCTATCAGGTATTCGATATTCACTACAATAATAATAAATTCTATCTCGAACACCATGTTTACCATCATGAAATCCAGTTAATAATATCCTACTACCTTTTCCTATTTTCCTATTTATTTCTTTATGCCAATCCCAAAATGATAATCTATCGGATGGTAATAAATATTCATCATCATAAATGAAATTTACTTTTCCTTCAAGATTTGTCATATCAAAAATATTTATCTTATCAACTGGTAATGGATGAAAAACTTCAGTTCTATCAACTAATCCTTGAAGTAATATTGCTCTTTTTTTATACTGATAAACCAAATCTTCAACATTTTCTTGCTTTTTTTCTTCACTCCACGAACTCAAATTTTCTTTTTGAATTTCATTCATCAATTTCTGTAACTCATCACGTTTAGGAAACAATCTAGGTAAGATTACAATATTTTCAGTATAAACCCTATAAAGACATTCACCATTTCTTATGAGAAGATAAGTTCTGTATTTATTTTCCTGATTCATTGCACTATTATATCTAGGATCACCACCATAATCCTTTTCATATCTTCTAGGTCTGAAAACAACCAACCCTTTTTCTTCAGGTAATAATTTTTTATAATTATTATCTTTTATCAACCATTGATCAAACCAGTCAATATTTGTAAAATCCAACCCACCATTTTCCCAATGACCAATTTCTTCATCCATATAAAGAACTGCTTGACGAAATGATATTGGGGTATCTTTTGGTGCTAATTCACCATCTTGAATTTGAAATAATTCTTCATCAATACCAAGATATAATTCAATGGTAGTGATAACTTTCATTATTTTGACTATTTTTTTCTTAAAAATATCGATTACCCCGTTTAATTTTTGTCTTATCTTATCAAGTTCTCTTTTCTTTTTCTCCATTTCAATAGAAACGAAGGATTTAATCAGTTCCGCATTTTTCCTTTTTTCTTCTAAATCATTTTGAAGTGTCAAAAGATTGGTTTTTGAGTTTTTTGATATAAGTGATGTTTCTGTATTTGTATCATCATCGTTATTATCATTTAATGATTCAATATCTATTTCACCGGAAATAATCTTTTTTGCTTTGTCTAAATAGTCTGAAATATTTTCACCGTGTTTAACCTTTGTTGAATTTCTAATCCAAGTACTATTAAAATTATTGAAATCTGAATTATGTTCATCTTCCCAATCACTCAATTCCCAATTTGAGGCTCTTTTATAAGTTACTATAACTTTATATCCCAGATGATCTTGATTCTTATTGTCATTTTCTTTATATGTTATATTAGTAACTTTAACAGCGATATAAGATGAAGATGGTTGTATAAAAATATCACCTATTTCTAAAACATCTGATCCCAAAACTTTTTCAAGAAATGATTTTATAATTTCGATTTCTTTTCCTAAATTTCCCGAATATTTTTCTAAATCTGACATATATTTAATTTGATACAAAATTACAAAATTTATATGAAATAAAAAAATAATATATATGATATGATTATTTAATTTGATACAAAATTACAAAATTTATATAAAATAAAAAAATAATATATATGATTACTAATTTTAAAATTTTCGAAGGTTCCGTTAAATCATCTGAAAGAATAGATATTTTTAGGGACAACAAATATATTTTAGTTGCACCATTAACCGCAAAAGCTTCCATGAAATATGGTGCTTTTACACATTGGTGTACTAGTGTTTCAGACGGTTCATATATAGAAATATGGGATAGTGATAATGTCCCAAATGATGAATATAGTGATACTGGATTAATTATTTTAATCAAAAAAGATAAAATAACTAGTAGAAATGAAAAAAATTCCGAATTATATTATTACTTGAATAAGAAAAAAGAAGATGGTGAAGATTTAACAAAAAAAGAACAAGAAAGATTAGAAAAATTAATGGAAGATGATGATTTTGTAAATTTATCTAAATTATGCATCACATTTACAATTTATAATAATATTAAAATTGAAGCTTGGTCAGCAAATAATATTGATTTACAAATTAGTAATTTATATGATTTGATAAGTTATGGATTTGATAATTATATTATTGATAAAATTGAAAATCATATTGAAAAAGTACAAAACAAAAAATTAGTATTATCTGAAAATCTTCAATTGGCAAATAAATTATATTTCAAAACTGGTGAACTTACTGATAATGATAAAAAACTAATTTTATCTATTACTGGTGGAGATAATTATACAAAATTGATAGCTGACGCTTTTCATCATTTTAAACAATTTGAACAAGACAAAGATGATTGGAATCCGAATTCAATCCGGATGATGAAAAAAATGTACGAATATATTAAGGATTATGATAATAATTTTTTCCCTATTGTGGATTATGATCCAAATAATATTGTGAAACCAAAATTACATATTTTAGAATTATTAGAAGCATTACAAGACAGATCATATGTTGTTGGTTTTGTTAGAGAAAATTTTGATCGTATTTATCTTCGTAATATAAGAGATGATATAAGAAAACCAAGAACAAGATGGGAATTTGTTCAATTATTTCAAAAAATGAAAGATTTAAGGTCTCAATTCAATACATTAAAAACCATCAATCCTGTTTATTCTGATAAAATATTTAAAAAGGCATTTTCCAGTAAAAATAAAACAATTGATTCTGTTTTACTACATTTAAAAGACATTAAAAATTTTTTAGTAAATGATATAACACCAGTTCAAATTAGGGAAGAAGTTAAATATTGTAAATCGTCAAATATTGTATATGAAAAAAATAAAGTTATGATAATTTTGGTTGGTAGTAATCGGGATATGATCACCCTTGGTAATAATACTTTGTGGTGTTTCGCTCGTGAAAGCTATGAATTTTGGAATGATTACGCATTAGGTGGTCATGTTTATATCATCATAGACTTTAAAAAACCAGTCACACACATGTATAAATTCGTTGTATATTTACCATCACCTTGTGACTTTTATGATATGTATAATGAATTAATTCAAAATATTGATGATTATTCTAAAAAAATTGGGATTCCCGATATTTATAGTTTAATGGATAGAATAGATAATCAAATGGAACCATATGAATTACCACTACACTAAAGATGTAGTGGTTTCTGGGTTTTCAACCCATCTTTTTTAACGTTTCACAGACAAGATGCTTCTTAGGTTTCATCGAAATGAAACGTTCGTCCACAGAGCCGGCCTCCACGTTCAACAACCGACATTCCATCGGCCAATTTTTTATATTTTTTGCTGCATTTACATCACGATCATGTTTTTCACCACAAACCGAACACACCCATGATATGTATACAAAAATTTGGACATAATTATCCCAAAAATTTTGTTCTCAAATCAAGAACATCTCGACCATTGACAGTCCAAACATGAAACACAACCTTCTTTATGAACCAAATTTTTAGATTTACAAATTGGACATTCTTCATCAGTTTCCATCTCACCTTCTTTGATATATCTTTTTAAAATTCTGATAACACCTTTTTTCCAAGTACCCAAAGTATCACCGTCTAATTTTAAAGATTCTATGATTTTTATAATTGATGGAAAATGCATTCTATGACGAAGTAAACCACTTAATAATTTACCAATATTCCAATATTCTCTATCAAATGCACGATTAAGACCCTGCATTGTCACTTCAAATCCATCTTTATCATGGTAAATAAAATCGTATCTGGAAATTAAATTGTTTTCACTATCTTTTATTTTTTCCTTTCTAATAAAACCCTTTTCGACATAATTAGGAATAACAAAATCATCAGCCAATCCAGTAAACATTTCATATGGATAGGTTTCATCAGTATCTTCCATTAAACCAACAAAACCAACCCATTTATTACCTCTACTTACAAATCTAAGTACATCACATTGTAATTTTACTGGCCTTTTTGGAATATTATTTGTTGATGTTTTTTTATCTTTACTTTCATTAGAAATAATAACACCCTGTCTTGAACCATCTCTATATACAGTAACGCCTTTACACCCACTACTCCATCCGGTTTCATACACTTGGGAAACCATTTCTTCTGTTGCAGTTTTCGGTAAATTTACTGTTACTGAAATAGAATGATCGACATATTTTTGAATACTACCTTGCATTTTAATTTTTTCAACCCAATCAACATCATTTGATGTTGCTTTATAGTAAGGTGATAATTTGATTATTTCTTTCAAATCTTCTTCCTTCATAAGTTTCACTTCATCGATATTATATCCATTGTTTTTCAACCAAACTTCAAATTTATGATGAAATACATTATATTCTTGCCATTTAATTCCCTCATCGTCAACAAAATTCACCATCATATCTTTATCTGATGGATTTATTTTTCTTCTTCTTTTATAAGACACAAGAAAAACAGGTTCGACACCTGATGTCGTTTGTGTTAAAATACTCACACTGCCGGTTGGTGCAATTGTAAGTAATGATATATTTCTTCTTCCATATTTTTTTAACATTTCATCCAATTCTGGATCATCATTTTTTAATCTGCTAATAAATGGATTATTTATTTCTTTATTGTAATCATATATAGGAAATGTACCTCTTTCTTTAGCTAAAATACAGGATGAACGATAAGCTTCGATTGCGAGTGTTTTATGAATTTTAGTTGAAAATTCAGTTGCTTCCGGGGTTCCATAAATTAAACCCATACCAGCTAACATATCTCCCTCTGCTGTAACACCCAATCCAGTTCTACGACCTTTTTTAGTCATATTCATAATTTTATTCCAAACTTCCATTTCCACTTTTTTCATATATTCTGGTTCTGGATCTAATTTTATTTTTTCAATAATTTTTTCAATTTTTTCAATTTCCAAATCTATAATATCATCCATGAATCTTTCTGCATACAAAACACATTTTTTAAACCATTCCCAATCAAAAATTGGATCTTTAGTAAATGGATTTTTTACAAAATTATATAAATTTATTGCCAATAAGCGGCAAGAATCATTTGGACATAATGGAATCTCACCACAGTTGTGAACTAATATTTTATTTGCAAAAAAGTTATGATTATTTTCTATTTTTAAATCATATACATCATCATTTTGTTTAATGTTTATTTTTTTAATTTTTATCTCTTTCATATTAAAATTATTTTTTTAAATCCAAAATTCTTTCTCTTTTCCAATTATTCAAATCTTGTTTAAATCCATTATATGAATATGTTTTTATTTTATCAACCAAAATAAATTCAATATTAGATTTATTTAACATATTTTTTAGTTCTACAAATTTATAAAGTTTATCTTTCCAATAACCTTTAACTTCTATTATTTTAATAATATTATCATTATTATCAAATATAAAAAAATCGGGTCTATATTTTTTATTATTCGAAATTTCAAAAGTTTTAATTTCGACATCCCATTTATAATTATTTTTATCTAACCATTTCGCAAAAATATATTCCCAAGAACTTCTCAACCATACATATTTATTTAATGAAATATTAAAATAATAACCTTGTATCCCTCTTATTGTACTATTTCTAATTTTAAGGTTATCTTGTAAATTTTGATTAAAAAACCCAATTTTATTATCTCGTTCATATGTTGCCTTTTCTCTTCTTGATTTTCTTATAAAATCTGTTATTTCTTTATTATCTCTAATTTTAATTTTAAAAAAATTTATAAAATAAAATCTTAAAATAGAATATGTAATTGGTAAATTATATTTTTTAATAATTGATTTTATTCCCATACCATTAGTATAATAATTTTTTTCTATAAATTCTTTAACCAAATCATATCTAATATCTGATTTTATTTTGTCTTTATCATGATAAATTGAACCACCATTTCTTGTTTTAAATTTTTTTAATTTTACATCATTAAAAAAGGATAATATTTTTTCCATCAATCCATGTGATTATTTTATACCTATATATAAAATAATCACATGGATTTATTAATCTATTTTTATTAATATATCATCATTTGTTAATTTTGATGCTTCTATCCATTTTCTATTTTTCGTATAAACTTTATGATCTGGTGTTAATCTTAATGTAGTTCCATCAACTAATTCAATTTCTATTATATTGGCATTTCTTTTTGTTAAAATAGCATCAGATACATTATTATATTCTAAATTTTTATTTTTTTCATTATATGTTAAAACTTGATATTTTTCATTTTTGAAATTATTAAAAATTTCTTTAATTGATATTTCACCCTTTGTTGTTGTAATAAGAGAATCACCAGATAAACAAGGATTAGTACTGATTGTAGTGAAACCATCTTCTTTATAACAATCTGGAACAGATTCTCTAATAACAGTATCCCAAAATAAAACCCCCGGTTCTGCTGATTTCCATGCATTGTAAATTATTTTTTTCCATAATTTTTTAGCATCGATACTTTTAGTAACCTTTGGATTGTCTGAATTTATTGGAAATTTTTGAATATATGGTGTATCATTTAAAACACAATTCATAAATTCATCATCAATTTTTATTGAAATATTTGAACCTGTCACTTTTCCTTGCTCTAGTTTTGCATCAATAAAATTTTCAGCGTCCGGATGTTTGACTGAAATTGTAAGCATTAAAGCTCCTCTTCTACCATCCTGTGCCACTTCTTTTGTTGAATTTGAATATCTTTCCATAAACGGAACAATACCAGTTGATGTCAACGCGGAATTTTGAACTACGGTTCCTGTTGGTCTGATATGTGATAAATCGTGTCCTACACCACCCCTTCTTTTCATCAATTGAATCTGTTCTTCATCACACATGATAATGGAACCATATGAATCATATTCATGTCCAATGACAAAACAATTACTTAAACTCACTATTTGAAAATTATTACCTATACCAGACATTGGAGATCCCTGTGGTATAATATATTTAAAATTTTTAAGTAAATCAAATATTTTTTCTTTTTCAAGAGGATTTTTATATTTGTTTTCAATTCTATATAATTCATCTGATATTCTTCGATGCATATCATCGGGTGTATTTTCATAATATACTATTTCACCATTTTCAACATTTTTTAAACAATATTTATTCACCCAAACATCAGCTGCTAAAGTATCTCCATTAAAATATTTCAAAGTTGAGTCGAATACGTTTTTTCTATCCATAAAATATATTTATTTTTTATTTATATAATAATTTTTAAAGAATGTCTAAAAAAAAATTAGATATTTTTTCTTCTATTTTTTCTTCATAATTAATTCTCAATAATTTTATTGAATTTTTCCAACAGAATTCATTTTTTATTTCATCATGTTTTTTAATAATTAAAAATTTTTCTTCACCACCCCATTCTTCCACAATCATAAAATGCTGTTCACCATCATATTCAATACATAAATTATAATCACATAAATAAAAATCAAATGGTAATTTTCTTTTATCTTTACAAGATGAAAATGTTTTTTGTCTTTCAAATTTTATATTTTTTTCACTTAAATATTGATTAATTTTCTTTTCACCACTACTTTCATTACAAAAAGGACACCCATGACCATCCAAATGATTATTTAGTGTTTGGTAAAAAATACCGTGTTTGTCACATAAAATTTCAATTTTATTTGAAGTTTTATTAAAATTCATATCATAATTATATTTATTATTATGTAATTCATTTAATTTTTCTAAAATTAAAAAAATATCTTTTTTACTATTTGGTGAACATTTATAACATCCTTTACCTTGTAAATGATTCACTGGTGTTTGTTCAAAAATACCGTGTTTTAAACAAACTATTTTTATTTTGGTATTCATAGTTTTATAATCAATCAATGAATAATCATATAAATTATTATGTAATTTTTTGAATTTTTCAATTATTATTTTTTCATTATTTCTCTTTTTATCAAAAAAACATTTTTTACATCCATGATGAATATGATTAGATGGTGTTTGTTCAAAAATACCGTGTTCTGGACATATTATCTTTATTTTAATGTGCATTGTTTTATAATCAACCAATGAATAATCATATAAATTACCATGAATTTTATTACATTTTTCTATAAATTCTTGTGTAGTTATATTTTTTCCTGCACATTTAGGACAACCACATTTAAAATATATATGATTTACTGGTTTTTGTTTAAATTCACCATGTTCATTACATAAAATTTTTACTTTGGTATTATTATTAATATATTCAACCAATGAATAATCATATAAATTACCATGAATATCAATAGATTTTTTAATAAAATTTTCTGTTTTATTCATTTACATGAAATTTATTGATTTAAGATTAGATAAATAACCCTTATCTCTTAATTCTTCAATAATACCGATAGCATATTTCTTATCCAAAAGTTTATACATATTGAAAATATTATCTGTGAAATAATACGCCAATTCCACAAATATTTCCGATTTAGTATATGTTTTTCCAACGTCATTTAATAACATTTTATAATACGAATTGAATGTTATTTTATTTGGTTTTCTACGATTCACATTAAAATCTATATTTGTTTTTTCTTTTAAAATTGTATAAATATCTTGTGATAAATTTCTTCTATTCGCTAATTCTTCATTATTTCTACTTTCATCTTCAAAAATTGATCCATGTTCTACTGGATCGTGTGATGAAAAATAATCCATATCTTGTTTATAAGTTTCCATTCCCTCCACTTCCACCTCATCCACTTTACCATTTAAAATTGTATCTCTTTTTAAGCTATGTTTTCCATCTAATTTATGATTATTTGTACCGAATTTAAAATAAATATCTAAATCACTTTCAGATTCATCATTTATATTACTTATTATATCATCTTGTTCTAATTCCCCCATCTCACTATTATCAATTAATATATCTTCTATTTCTTCATTTTGAACTGTGTCTAATTTATTTTCTATGTCATCCCATATAGTATCTTCTTCATTTTTTTCAATTTCATCGATGGGTTTAATCATTAAATTTGTAATTATTTTTTAAACTTAAATGGTTTTTTGAAATATAATTTATTATATTTCACTTTTACATTTTTGTTTTAAAAATATTTAAAATTTTTTTAGTTAAAAATTCCTTACGGCACGAACTAAATTTTTTTCGTATTTCAAAAAAAAAGACTGAATGTTAATTCAGTCCTTTTCTATTTTAGAAAAATAATCTTATTTATTTTTCATCTTCAGCTTCTGCGAAATTAAAAAAATCGTCAAGTTCAGCATCAGCCACAACTGATTGTGATTGTGGTTTTGATGTTGTGGATGGGTTAGTATTACGTACTTCTCTGGTTGCCGATTCTGCTGCAAATACATCAGATCCATTTAACACATTGATAATCCTACCAACTTTATCTCTTTCTTCATCAGTCCATTCCTTGTTGGGAATATGATCTTCAATATTTACTTTTTCATCACGACCCAAAAGAACTTCTCTAATTTTTGATTGCCATTTCTTATCAGAAATTTCATTATTTTCATCTAATTGAACTGCCACAAATTTTTGTGATTTTTCGTTATAGATTTTTAATGGTGATGATTCCAAAAATGTACTATTATCATAGTCTGGGAAAGTACCAACTGCCGTTTTTCTTTCTTTAATGATTAAGATAAAATCTTTTCCTTTCGCGAAATCAAAAATATTACACTTCGTTCCGGTAACTTCACCTGTCATTTCGAGATTAATCTTCTCTTTAATTTTGTACCCGTAAGGGAAAACTAAAATCTTTCCAACCAATTCTGGGTGTTGAACATCTTCAATTATTTCAACATAACTGTAATATTTAGTATTCCTATTCAACAGTTCTGCCTTTTCAACATCAGCTTGATTTTTAGATTTTTTCAATTTCCAAAACATTGTGCAAAGATCACATTTTTCTTTAAAATTACGTTCACAATCATAATACCCGATTAAATCAGGATGATTGTCAAATGGTCCACGTGCAACATAATGCACATGTTTTTCAACTGAAGCTGGTCCTAATTTACCACCTCTAGTTAAATTACGAAGAAAACGAATTTTTGATTTGTAGCCCACTTTTACATCAGCGGCTTCTTCGAGTGTTGGACGATAAATACCGTCTTGGTTTTTAGTTTTCTTATTAAGAAAACTCATTTCTTCTTTTTGTTGATCTGCGTCAGATTCGAACAAAAATTTGTCATCAAATTCCTTGTATTCCATACATGCTTTGATTGTTTTTTAGAAAGCCTTTAAATGTGAAGTCTTTCGTTAAGCCAATTAATCCTAAAAATTTAAAAATTGCCTTTCAAAACCTTTTATAACATCAAAACAAAAAAGTTTAAAAATTATAATAGGCTTTTTTATATATTAAATTTAATCGGTCCAAATTGGTGTTTTTTTAATTTATTTTCAATTTATTTTTTAATATATAAATATTATGATGATAAGTTTAATTGATAATTTTTTATTAGAAAATAAAACAAATTTTACAATTTATTTATTAAAAAATAATATCAATAATAAAATATATATTGGACAATCAATAAATTTAAAATCAAGACTAAATAAACACAAAAATTCCAAAAAAAATTCCAAACAAATAATATCGAAATCTATTCACAAATATGGATATAAAAATTTTCAGTGTGAAATTTTATATTATGCAAATTCAATTGAAGAATTAAATGAAAAAGAATTATATTATATAGAATTTTATAAATCAACAGATAAAAAAATTGGATATAATATTAGACCCGGAGGAAAAAATAGTAAAGTTAGTGATATTACAAAAGAAAAACTAAGACAAATAAATTTAAATAAAGAAGTTTCAAATAAAACAATTGAAAAAATTAGAAATTCTACAATCGGTAATAATAATCATTTTTATGGTAAAAAACATTCTATGGAAACCAAATCAAAAATGATTGAATCTTGGAAAAGTAGGGGGGAAAATTTCCAATGAAACGAAGAAAAAAATGAGTATATCACAAACAGGAAGAAAACATTCAGATATTACCAAAGAAAAAATAAGTAAATCTCACTTAGGTATTAGAAGTCATGAAACACCATTATATCTATTAAATCAAAATTTAGAAATAATTAATAATTTTAATAATGTTGAAGAATGTTCAAAATTTGTTGGTATATGTACAAGAAATGTATATGATGCGATAAAAAATTATAGATTCGTAAAAAGAAATTTTTGGATTATTAAACAAAATAATTCTGAATTTGATATATCAAATATTAAATTGAAATTATAATTTTTTCAAATACTGGATTTTTCATAATCATATTCTTTATTTTTCAATATTCTATACAATATTTCAGATTCACTTTCTTTCCCCCGGTAGTGTAATTCTTCAACTCCGATTTCCACCATGCAATCTAGAAAAACCATTTTCATTTGTTCAACTGTAAAATTAGTTTTTATATTTTTTCTTTTTAAATTATTGATGAATTTTATACAAAATTCATCATATGACCAATCGATACCTTTTCCATCATATCTTTCAACCAATTTAGAAACATCATCTTTCATTTCTTTAAATTTTTCTCTATTTTCAACTAAATCATTTGTCAACATTATCAACATTTCTTCCTTCATTGTTAGAATACTTAATTTTTATTTTTAAAAAAATCTCCCCCAAAATAATATTTGTATAAAACGTTACCATATTCATATCCAGATAATCCACATCCGGGTGTCTTTTAAAAAAAGATATAAAAACAGTCATATAATCTGTACAAAAATCATCATAATTATATTGAAAATCCAATTTCATGGAATCTTTCAATGCCTTATTAACTTCAATTATCATTTTTTTAAAAATATCCCTTTTTTCAACAAAAATAGATGTTAGAAATTTTTTATATTCTTCTTCAGATTGACTAATCATTCAATAAATATTATTTTTCTAATATACTTATCAAAATAAAAAAAGTTTAATTTAACAAACACTTTTTAATATATACAATAAAAAGTGTAACCAATTTAATGACAACCCAAACAAATGTATCCAATCAAAAATTTGGAGAAATATTAAATATAAATAATAATACAAAATATTCAATTTCACCAAATTCTGTCAAATTATTACCCGTAATATCAAATGATAATAATTATGTTAAGTTATATACTGAAACAAATATGTCAATTAATAAAGGTGATTATGTTTTTATAATGTTTGATGATAATGGATATAGTGGAACCGGACAAACAATATTAGATAATTATTATGAATATAGTGGAAATACAAATTGGATTTATTTAAAATCAAGTCAAGGTTATGAAGTTTTGAACACCAACGAATCAAACAATGAAATAACAATTAAACGATATTATAATTCAAATTTGGATAATATTCAATTAAATAATCACTATTTATGTAAAATATATATAAATAAAATAAATTTTTATGGTGGTTGGGTCGATGGTGTTTGTTTTAGATCTGTAGATTTGAATAGTCAAACAGATACTTATATTGATATTGATATTAAACAGTGTATTATATTAAGTGGTGGAACCAATTCGAGTGTTCTTTTAGGAAATGTTTATAATGCTTATTATATTGATATTAAAGATAAATATGATACACAATATACATCTGTTAATTCTCAATTATCATCTTTAACAAAAAAATCACCAATTTCTATAAATCCATATAAATATAAAAAATATGATTATAATATAAAAACAGAAAACCCTGTAACTAGTTATTATACGAAAAATAATAATTTATATGGTTACACTTATATATCATACACAAAATTCTTTTGTTCAATAATAAATAATGGATATTATTCAAATTGTACATTTTCTGGTGGAACGATATATAACGGGAATTTTATAAATTGTGATTTTAAGGGATTAACAGTTGAATATGGTAATTTTATAAATTGTAATATAGATAATAAATCAATATGGAAATATGGTATTTGGTACGGTAGTGGTTTAACTACAAATTTTGGTCCAAATATATGGTATAATGGAATTTGGAATGAGGGGGTATTTAATGGAAAAACATGGGTAACTGGAATTTTTAATAATGGAATTTTTGAATATAGTACTTGGTTGGGTGGTATATTTAATGGAAATAGTAGTATTTTTAAAGATCCGGATGATCCCGATTTTTCTTTCAGTAATTGGAGTGGTGGAACTTTCAATGGTGGAAAATTTTTCAATTCCAATTGGTTGGGTGGTTGTTTTAATGGTGAAAATTTTTTAGAGTCATCAATATGGTCAGATGGAACTTTTAATAATGGAACTTTTGACAATAGTATGTGGAGTGGTGGGACATTTAATAATGGAATTTTTAAAGATAGTATTTGGTCAGGTGGGACATTTAATAATGGAACTTTTGAAAATAGTACTTGGTATAATGGAATTTTCAATAATGGAATTTTCAATACAGGTGTTAATAATACAAATGTTTTTCTATCATCTGGAATTACACAGCAATGGAAAAATGGTACATTTAATAGTGGTAATTTTGTAAATTCTTTTTGGTTAAATGGAATATTTAATGGTGGTAATTTCACAAATAGTATGTGGAGTGGTGGAACTTTTAATTATGGTAATTTTAATAATTCGGTTTGGCTTTATGGTATTTGGAAAAATGGTATTGTCAACGATTCCACATTTCATGCAGTTAATTGGTATAATGGAACATTTAATAATGGTACAATGGGCATAAAAATGAAAATATCATCATCAATTTTGTATGATCCACCCCAAATCAATTGGAGTGGCGGAACATTTAATAATGGTATTTTTGGTAATTCTGATAATATTTCAACTGATGTTAACCCAGAACCGGAATCAAGTTATACATTAACACCATCAATAATAAATTGGTATAATGGTGATTTTTACGGTGGAAAATTTTATAATAATCGTTATGGTTTAACTACAAACATTCCATCAAGTGGTGCGTTTTTTAATGGTGTATTTCACGAAGGATATTTTTATGGTGTTTATTTGGGTGGACAATGGATAAATGGTTATTTTGGGGGTTATAATTGGACAAATCAAATCATAACACTGTCCATTAAAAAAAATTATCAAATATCTAATAAAACAGCAATAAATACTTATAATTTATAAAACAAAAAAATATTTTATTTATATAAAACATAAATTAAATTAAAATTAAAATTATGAAAATTTTAGAATTCATTAAGAAATATTATTCGATAATATTATTCGGCATCATACTTGTTTTATCCGTTTTTTTATTTCAAACGTGTTCAAATTTAAAAAAAGAACGTGAAGATAGAGTTTTTCAAGAAAAAATTAGAACTCAAAATATAAGTGCTATGACAGATAGTATTAGAGTGGAATTTAATGAAAAATTAAAAGCATATGAGTTTTCAAAAGATAATTATGTTTTGGAACAATTGAAAGATTTAGAAAATTATAATAAAGTATTATATGATAAACTTAAAAAAGTTCAAGGTGATATTATAGCTGCAATAAATTCAAAAGTTCAAGGTGATTTGGGTGGTATTAAAACATCCAATGAATTAATCACTATCGACTCTACTAAATTTCAATATGGTTTAAAATTTAAATCATTTTATCAAGATAAAGGTTTTGAACAAAAACTTGTCGGTTCTAGTAGATTTTATTTATTACCAAATGAAATAACTAAAAAATGGACAATACAACCAGATATTACTATAATTGATACTAATTTAACAACAATAAAAATAACATACGGATTAAAAGATTTAGATGACAAATATAGAGTTTTCGCCATATCAGAATCACCAAAAATAAAATTGATAGAATTAGATGGTGGTTTTTTCTACAAAAAAGCACCACAACCATTAATAGATAAATCAAAAAATTGGGCAATAGGACCATATATTGGATTTGGTTTAAATACAGATTATAATTTAGCAAATCCCAGATTTGGTTGGAGTATGGGATTTTCTATACATTATGACATTCTTCAATGGAGATTCGGTAAAAAGAAATAAATCAATTTTAGTCCTTTATTTTTTAATATATAGAAATTACCTGTAAAAAACTCATTTAAAAATGAGTTTTTTACTTTAATATATACTAGAAAAATAATTAAAAAATATTATGGCAAAAAACTTAACAAATTTCGAAGATTTTCGTGAAAAAAAATCTACTAATGAATCTAAAATTATTGAAGCTTCACAATCACAAATGGATTCAATACCAATAGTCAAAATGGTAAATTTTCCTTTGGCCTTAGTAAAAAGTTTTATTAAAAAAGTACTGGATGAAACAGGTAAAGATATAGCCAAAGGTGGTATATGGTCAGATGATTTAATTGCTAGAACTTTAGTTGATTATGCCACATCCACTTCACACTTAATGATAATTGAGAATTTTCCAGTATCAATTGCAACTGGAACTGAAGGTGAACAAAAAGCTCAATCTGCTCAATCTACTCAAGCTCAAATTGCTCAACCACCAGCACAAATTCAATCACAACCACCAGCACAAACATCACAAGGTGGACAAGGACAGCAAATTCAAAGTCCACCGGCAACATCAGGACAACCAAATCCTCAACAAACAGCACAACAAATACCAGCAACTGAACAATAAAAATATATTAAATATGGAATTAGATATTAAAGATTTGTATAAACTATTTGAAGATAATAATTTATCTCCACAAATACCCATTCAACAACAACCACAAAAAGTTGTTAGTATGATAAAAGATGGTGATATAGTTGTTACTGAATTCAAAGGACGTGAGTTTAGGGGTGAAATTTGTAAAACATATGAAAAAAACGGAATTGAAACCTATGACGTTAAAGTGGGTCAAACAATAATATCTGTTAAATTTGAAAATATTTTAGAACATTATCCAAAAAATAATAAGTTCGAAACTGTTCGAAAAGAAGAACCGAAACAAATATTAAAACCACCCGTAAAAAAAGTGGAAAATAAAGTTCCAATAAAATCCATAATAGAAAATAAAGTAGAACCAGAAAAACCATCACATAAAGTAGATAAGGGAGAACAACCACAAAAAGTTTTAACTGATCCGAAAAAACTCGAAAAAGAGGAAATTGAAAAAAATCCAGATAATTCAAACCCAACAAACGAAATGTTAGATTCGAAGAAGGAAATTAAAGTCATTGGAAAAGTTACACATTATACAGGATTGAAACTTCAAGATGTTGAAGATTTTTTAACAACAAAAGGTATCAAGGAAAAATGTTGGTATATGGTTTCTGAAAAAAATGATGAAATTCACGTTATTAGAAATAATGATAAAGGTTTCAAAATTCAACCTTTTGTATTAAGTTTCATGGAAATTCAAATTAAAAATAAAAAATTAAATGAAAATTCATCACAAATAAAAATTAAAGGAAACAATAATTTTTCTATTATATCAAATATCCCAAAAGATTTATACGATTTAATAAGAAATGGTCTAATTGTCCTTTTATCAAAATAATTTAAATTAAATATTACCCCGCCGACAGGACGGGGTTTTTTGTGCCATGAATTAAAACTTTTAACTAAAAATATTATAAAATATACATGATATATATTATAGGGAACACACTATTTGGATACCCGAAAATGTTCGACATTCAAATTAATTATTTTAAAAATTCTTTCATACCATACTTGAAAAAAGTATATCGTGAAGGTGATATTCTTGTTCATACCGGAAACATATTTTATAACAAACAATCTACACATTTTAAGGTTTTGAGGGATGTCTTTGATATATTTGATGAACTATCCACCTTTATACAAATATTCGTTCTGAAAGGGTCTAATGATGATTTATCAATAGATTTATTCAATAGAAAGAATATAAAAATATTTAAAGAAACCAAAAAAGTTAAAAATTTAATGTTCATACCAAATGGTAATTTTTTAATGCCAGACAATGATACTGAATATCTATTTTATAATAACACACCAAAAGAAATAAAAGATATCAAAAAAACATTTAACGGGTTTTACGACAATGAAAAAGGTAGTGATATAAATATAAATATTACATCACCTTATCAATTAAATAAAGATTATACAACATCACCACATGGGTTTTATGCTTTTAGTTTAAAACAAAATGAAGTTAGATTTATTGAAAATAATTACAGTCCTAAATTCAAAGAAATATATATTGATGATATTTCTCAATTGAATGAAATAGATAAAATATCTAATGATTTTGTCGATTTAATTATAAATTCTAAAGTTGTAGAAAAAACTGAAAATAAAAATAAAGTGGATATTTTTATATCAAAAAATGATTTTCATAATGTGTACTTTACTGAAAGTACAAAAATTGAAAAGGATATTAAAATAAAAGATAATAACGATATAAGAAATATTTTAATAGATAACGCAGAATCAGATATGGTTGATCATTTGAACGAAATATTTCAAATTTATGACACTAATAAAAGAGAATGATTAAAATTTGTGAAATTTTATTTTTGGTAATGCAAAACCCATTCTATCAGCAATCCCTTTGCGGTCTTATAATAAACATCACTCATACTTACAATAACATATCCATCCGTAATATAATCCATTAACATCCAAGGTGCAAAAAATGATGATCCAATTAAAATATCTTCATTCATTTTTTAATATAATTTTTAAAAATCTAAAAAATCCACACCACCATCTTTTTTGTAATTTCTTCCAACCAGTTTCTTTATATGTATTAGGATCGTATTCATTTCTATTCCTTTATGTGTTTCATAAAAATATATTTATTTTTAGTATATATAATTTAAACTGGTTGTAAAAAGAACATACTTCTCCCAGCGGATACATATTGACTTTCACCACTACATATAATTCTAGACTTTCTATCTTTTCTATAAAAAATCTTTTCTGTATCAAAAGTAGTTAGATCCAACAATTCACCCAACCAATCACCTTCTGATATAATATCACCAATTTTTACTTTAGGTAAAAATAATCCATCTTTATAAGTGAAAAATTCAAAAAATTCATCGTATTTGGGTTCACATAAAGTTAATTTAAAATCATCACAATTATTTATAATATTAATTATCAATTCGGAACATCTTTTTGCACTATCATAATCAATATAATTCATTTGATTTATTTCAATTGTAAAACTAATCTTCCCTTTATCTAAACCGTATTTCTTAATTGTATTTGAATCAGAATAACGAATAAGATATTTAATATCATGTTTTAATGCAAATTCAACATACGAATTTGTTGTTTCATCCTGATTTAACAATATAAATTCACAACATCTTGGAGATGAATGTACATCAATAATAATATCATTATCATTAAATAATTTTGTTAATTCATCAATAGATATATTATTATCAAAATCAACTTTAAACATTCTATTTAAATCACTAGTATTATCATTTGGAATTTCCCTTATATTGTTTTTTATTCCATCAGTATTTACAGCATTTAAAATTGTTAATTTTTTAAATTTAGATTTATCAAAATCAAATTTCTTTAATATATATCCAGCATAAACTGGTGATATTTCATTTCCATGAACACCAGTTAATACTAAAATATTTTTATTTCCAGTTCCTAAAATTTCTGTTCTATTCATTAATAATTTTTATTTTTTTATAAATAAAATATGAAATTAAGTTTAAAAAAATGACATTAAAAATTTAATATATATAATACGTTGAAAAAGAAATAAATACAATTATGGCAAAAACAACATCACCCAAAAATAAAAATATTGATCAAAGTCACATATTAACTACTGAAAAAGTTAAAGAAATTCAAGAGAAAGAAAGATTAGCATTACCACTTAAACTAACTGAAAGACTGTGGTTTAAGAATAATCCGGGTATTAGAAGACCGGGATTAAAATTCGCTATGACAGAAGAAGAGATACGTGAATATGTCAGATGTAAATTATCTGTATATTACTTCGCGGAACACTACTGTAAAATTAAATTGGAAGATGGTAGCATCGGACAAATGAAACTTCGTGAATACCAAAAAGATATTATAAAATTATATACTGAAAACAGATATTCGATACTAATGGCTAGTAGACAATCCGGTAAGTGCTTAATTTTCAATACGTTAGCAAATTTAAAAGATGAAAATGGATATATTTTTAAAATTTCAATTGGTGAATTATATTACGAAACGCTTAAAAAATATAGAAAATTAACCATTATTGAAAAAACTAAATTATTTCTTTATAAAATTCTAAAATATGTAGAATAAATATCCCATTTTGTCCGCTTGCTATTAATATATAAAAATAAAAACAACAATGGAAAATTTAATTACTTGTAAAATATGTGGAAAAAAATCAACCAGAATATATGGTAGACATTTAAAAAAACATGGTTTAACATCAGACGAATATTTAAAGTTATATCCCGGTGAACCTTTATATTCAGAATCCGATTATAAAGAAACAACTAAAAATGGTGGATTACACATGAAACAAGAAAAATATAAAAAATTATTTTCAGACAAAATAACAGGACAAAAAAATCCAAACAGTAAATCAAAAACAACAGAAGAACAAAGAAAACAGAGAAGTCCTTTTTCAAAAAATTTTATAAAGTATGAAAATGAAAATGAAGCTATTGAATTTTCAAAAAAGGTTCATGAAAATATAACACCAGAACAACAATCTACCAGAATTGAATATTGGTTAAAGAAAGGATACAATGAAATTGATGCAAAACAAAAATTATCTGAAAGACAAAGAACATTTACTTTAGAAAAATATATAGAAAAACACGGTGAAATTGATGGTTTAAAAATATGGAATGAACGTCAAAATAAATGGCAAAAATCTTTATTGGAAAATGGAAATTTAAAATGTGGGTTCTCTAAAATATCTCAAAAACTTTTCTATGATATTTTAGAACAATATGAAATTAAAGATAGAATAAATGTTTATTTTGCAACTAAAAACAAAGAATATTTCATATCTGAAAAAAATGAAAATTTATCTGAAAAAAATAAATTTTATCAATATGATTTTACTGATAAAAATAAAAAAAAGATAATCGAATTTAATAGTGATATGTATCACGCAAATCCAATCAAATGGAAAAATAATGATAATCCACACCCATATAGAAAATGGTTAAAATCCGAAGATATTTGGAAACACGATAAAGAAAAAATATTAGCAGCCGAAAAGAAAAATTTTAGCATTTTGATCATATGGGAATCGGATTATAAAAACGATCCAGAAAAAACAATTCAAAAATGTTTAAAATTTTTAAAATAAAATAAAAAATGATAAAAGAAAAAGAAGTAAACATCAAAATTGCAGACAAAACAATTAAAAAATTTAGAAATTTTGGTTATGTTTGTAATTTAAATGATGAAATTTTAATAAAAATAGAACACGTCTCATTAAAATCACATGTTAAAATAACAGGAATTTGTGATATTTGTGGATGTGAAAAAATTATATCTTATCAAAGTTATAATAATAATTTTAATAAATATAATTTATATACTTGTCACAAATGTTCATCCATTAAAAACAAATTAACATGTCAAAAAAAATATAATAATAAAACTTATAATAATAGAAATAAATGTAAAAAAACAAATTTGGAAATTTATGGATTTGAAAATGTTTTTCAAAATGAAGAAATTAAAAATAAAATTAAATTAACAAATAATGAAAAATATGATTGTGACTATCCACAACAAAATAAAGAAATTTTACAAAAATCTATAAAAACAAATAATGAAAAATACAATTGTGATAGACCAGCACAAAATTCATTTTTTGTTGAAAAAGCGAAAAATACAAAAAACAAAAAATATGATAATGAAAATTACAATAACATTATAAAAATTAAAAAAACATGTAAAACAAAATATAATATTGAAAATGTATCACAATTACCAGAACATAAAGAAAAAACACAAAAATATTATAATAAAAAAATGTTATCTAAATATTTATTTATTAAAAAAATAGATTACGAAAATAAAAAATATTTCTGTTGTTGTGAAGAAGGACATAATTATGAAATAAATATTAATTTATTTCATAATAGGTTGTCACATAACATAACAACATGTACAATATGTTATCCAGAACATTCTTTAACATCAGACGGTGAAAGAAAATTATTTAAATTCATAAAAGAAAATTATAAAGGGGTAATAATTAAAAATGATAGAAAAATATTAAATGGTAAAGAATTAGACATTTATTTACCAGATTTAAATTTAGCATTTGAATATAACGGTGATTATTGGCATAGTAATATCTATAAAAATGAAAATTATCATAATGATAAAACAAATAATTGTAAAAATAAAAATATCAATTTAATACATGTATGGGAAAAAGAATGGAAAAATAATAATAAATATATAAAATCTATTATTTTAAAATTAATAAAAAATAAAAATGTTTAAGAAAATATTAAGAAATATTATATATTTTTTAATTGAAAAATTAGAAAATTATGAATATAGAAACATAGATTTAGATGAAAATGATGAAACAAAAAAAATATTAAATTTTTTACCATTAGAAAATTTATTAGTCGAAACAGATTATGGTTTTGTTCCAATTGAAGAAATTAATTTAACACAACCATATACATTTTATACACTAAAATTGGAAAATGGTATTAAATTAAATTGTGCGGATGTTCATGGTGTTTTTTGTGAAAATCATATAATTAAATTTGTTAAAGATTTAACACACGATGATATAGTTTTAACCAAAAGGGGTCCATCAAAAATAAAATCTATTATTAAACAAAACTATAAAGTTTCTATGTTCGATTTATCAATTCAATCCAATGAACATAGTTATTATACAAATGATATTTTAAGTTTAAATACAGTTAGTGCTGCAATTGTAATGTTGTGGACTGTTTTATTTAATAAAGATAAAGGGGTTATGGTTGTTGCTAACGTATCTAATACTGTTAAAGAAATTATAAGAAAAATAAAAGACATATATAAATTATTACCATTCTACTTAAAGGCCGGTATAAACAACTGGAACGAAAGATCACTATCTTTTGAAAATGGTAGTAGAATACAAACACAAAATAGATCCAAAGAACCGGCCATTGGTTTTACAATAGATTTACTATATCTCGATGAGTTTGCTAAAATTCCAGATAATATAATTAGAGCTTATTATTCATCCGTTGTACCAACTGTATCATCAATTACAAATTCAAAAATTATTATTACATCAACCCCGGACGGTAGAAATTTATTCTTTGAATTATTAAGAGATGCCGAATTACCAGAAGGTGATCCACATAAAAACCCATATAAAGCACTTAAAGTTTATTGGTATCAAATAAAAGGTAGGAGGGATACTAAAATAAAATTCATTGACGACAAACTCAAAAAACACGGATTAACTGAAGGTTATGTTTTGAATTATTTGAGAAATGAATTGGGTTATAAACTTTATGATAAGGTACTTGATGGTATAGCTATACATCATATTAAATTTTACGAAGATGATGAAATAACCCCATCACTTCAATCTGATATTTCCAGTATCCGTTCATTAAGAATTGCAACAAATTTAGAAACAAGAGATGACAATATGGAATTTGAAAGTGAAATTCCTTTTACTGAAATTGCATATATTTCTAATTGGGAAGAAGAAGAAACAAATCTTATAGGTGGTGAAGATAAATTCAAACAAGAATACGGACTTCAATTTATAACAGATCAAAATTTATTATTTGATAGTATTATATTTGAAAGTTTAACTAATAATGAAACACCATTTGAATATAAAGAAATACCACAATTTGAAAATAAATTAAAATTTCCTTATACAGATTTAAAATGGATAAAAAATAGACCGGATCTATTTGATATTAGACAAGTAAAAAATTATAATATATTTATAGGAATTGACATGGGTGAAGGACTTGCACAAAATTACACTGTGATAAATATTTTTAGATTAATGATGAAAGATAAAGATATTATAAATAGAAAAAGACTAATGTATGAAAGCAAATATGATTTATTTAAATTGGAACAAATTGGTGTTTTTCAAAATAATATTTATAACGCAAATGAAATATCACATATATTATATTTAATAGGATTTGAATTATTCGATTCTGAAAAAGTAAAAATAGTTCTTGAAAAAAATAAAAATCTGGGTGATAGACTTCTAGATAATATGAAACATGTATTTAATGATATCAACAATTATGGTGATTCGGTATTTGTTCGTTACAAACAAAATGAAACTGATACTTACCTAACTGTTGGTTTCCTTGTGAAAAGTGGAGAAAAAGGCAAGAAACTAATGATAAAAGATTTTCAAGATTGTATCAAAAAAGACGCGATGGTATTACATCACAGTGGAACCATAATAGAATTAAGTTCATTCTCCAAAAAAGAATTGGCAAATGGTGAAGTGACATATAAATCTCAAAGTGGTACTGATGACTGTGTGATGTCAATTATAAACTTGGCAACTATTTATAGTCATATTGATTGGAAAAATATAATTGACACTTATATTGACTTTAATGCAACAGATATAGAAAAAGAAATTGTTAAAAATTTCTTAGAAACTGCACCACTTGAAAATACAATAAACTACAAATCATTCAGATTAGCTAGAAAACAATTCATAAATAAAGTTGATGTGATGTCACAAATAAATTCTATTAAACCAAATAATCCTTGGAGAGAAGATGATTCAAACGAAATATTTAAACGAAATCCTTGGAGAGAACCTGACCCATTTAGAAAAAATGATGATGAAAATAAAAATCCATTATTTTGGCCAAATTCACAAAAAAAACAATTTTGGCCAAAAAAATATAATATTTAATAAACTTTTTATTTTTTTCTTAATAAAAAAGATGTATATTTATCAAAAATGGAAAAAATAGACTTTTTTTGACAAATATATAAAATAAATGTTGTAATAGCAATTTTAAGAGATACTTCGGTTCTAATTGGTTCGACTCCAATAGAAAGCACCAAAAAGTCGCTTTTTATCAAAACTCTTAAAAAAATATCTTTACAATTTTTTAAACTTTTATGTTTTTTTGAAATATAAATAAAACAAACGTTCTTAATTTTAATGATTTTTAAAAAAGGTAGTGATAAAATAACTTACTTCGTAGGAAATGAAAAAAAGTTATTTTAGATTTACTCCTTATAATATTTACTGATGATAGTAAGATTGAGTGTTACTTCGACAATTATGGAAGAAGCCTTCGGGCATCAGAAACGTTATCACCAATAAGGTGATAACAGGTGGTTCGGTTCTACCTAAAACCGAGGATTTGACATCCAAAAAGTCAAGGTTCCAATTAACCCAAAATCGGGGTTGAATATGAAAGATGATAAATCTTTCATTTTAGTGAAAACCTAAATTTCACATCTCACTTATCGTTTTCTTCATCTATAGATTAAGACATTCAGAAATGAATGTCACCAAAAGGGGCTACTGAAATTTATTTCGATAGTCCCTTTTTTTTTTAACTTTAAATTACAAACAAACAAAAAATAAAAAAGAAAGGATTATTATGTCAAAATTCAATGAAAAAAAAGTTGCTTACAAAGCAGAAAAAACTGTTAACTTAGCAGGTGGTGAAGCCTACAAAGAATCAAATAAATTAGAATTAGTTTCTATTTTGTTAACATCCTTTGTACAGAATTCTTTTTACGAAACTGAAGAACAAACCAATAACAGATTGATTGATCTTATTGGTAAGACACAACCGGATTTTGTAGCTAAATCTGCACTTTATGCCCGTAATGAATTTGGTATGAGATCCATATCACATATTACAGCTGCTGAATTGGCTAAATATTTGTCCAACTTACCTTGGGCAAAAAATTTCTATAACAAAATTGTCCGTAGACCGGATGATATGATGGAAATCTTGGCTTACTACATGAAAAAGAAAGACAACAAAATTACCAATTCGATGAAAAAAGGCTTCGCTGAAGCTATTTCAAGATTCGATGCATACCAACTTGGAAAATGGAGAGGTGAAGGTAAAGACTTCAAATTAGTTGATATTGCCAACTTGGTACACCCAGTACCAACACAGGGTGATAAATTTTTGGTAACTGTTAATCGTCAAGAATACATTGACATACTTAACAAGAAATTATCTTTGAAAAAGAAAGCTGAAGATAAGAAAGAAATTGAAAAGAAACTTAATTGGGTTAAATCACAAGAAGGTGGAACTATCAAAATTCACGCTCTTGAAGCACTTGTAATTGATTTACTTCGTAGTAAAGACACTTGGGAATCTGAATTGTCAAAAGCTGGTCAAATAGCTAACAATGAAGATGAAAAACAAGACCTTAAAAAAGACGCTTGGACAAAGCTTCTTAGTGAACGTAAAATCGGTTACTTCGCTTTACTTCGTAACCTAAGAAACATTGTTGAACAAGCACCGGAAATGATTGATGTCGCTTGTGAACTTTTAACTGATGAAAAGTTAATTAAGAAATCATTGGTTTTACCATTCAGATTTCTTGTAGCTTACAAAGAATTACAAAGTCTTGGTACTTCGGATTCTAAATACAGAAAAGTTCTAACTGCCATCAACGAAGCTACTGAAATTTCACTTAATAATATTCCGAAATTTGATGGTGAAACATTGGTTGTTTTAGATACATCTGGTTCTATGACATCAAATAAAGTAGCAAAAAGTACAATTAGTTGTGCTGAAGCTGGTGCACAATTCGCAGCCGCTATCGCAAAACGTAATGGTTGTGATTTGATGAGATTTGATGATCATGCAGAATACAAAAACTATAACCCATCTGATAGTTTGATGACTATTACAAACATTTACAAGTTCGCTTGTGCTGGTACTAATTTCCATAGTATCTTTCAAAAAGCCAATAAAGCTTACGATAGAATAATTATTTTATCTGATGAACAAGGTTGGGTTGGATATCACGCACCAACAACAACTTTCAAAGAATACTGTAAAAAGTATAAATGTCAGTCTCATATCTATTCTATTGACCTTAAAGGTTACGGAACTTTACAATTCCCAGAAAACAAAGTTTACGCTTTGGCTGGATTTTCAGATAAAGTTTTCGATTTAATGAAAATGTTGGAACAAGATCGTCAGGCTTTGATTCACAAGATTGAAGCAGTTGAAATCTAAACTGTTCATTTTAATCTACTGTTCATTATCAATGAACAGATGAAAAAAATGAACAAAAGGGGATGAAATTTATTTTCATCCCTTTTTTATTTTTTCTTTTCATACGATTTTAATGATAAAATATAATCATTTATTTCATCAACTATTTTTTCAATTTCAATATCTATATTTTTAAGAAATGTTTTTTGTCTAATTCTTATCATTTTACAATTAAAATTATCTTTTAAATATTCATCTCTTTTTTTATCATTTTCTAAATTATGACATTCTTCATCCCATTCAATACATATATTATATTTATCAATATATCCATCTATCCAATATTTTATGAATTTCTTTTCACCACCATTTAAAGCATGCTGAATTGGTATATTTAATTTTTTTGATATTAAATCTAAATACATTATTGAATTTGGATTATATCTAGGAACATGATTTTTCCAAATTTCACCATATTTATCTATTTGTGTTTGAATTATACTATTCATTATATTTATGTTTTGTGTTGGGTTTTTTGTTCCATATTTTTTTAACATAGTATTTTCAACTTTTTCTTTCACTTCTATATTTAACCAAGGCCATTCGCAACCATATTTTTTTAAACAAGTTTGTTTATATCTTTCTTGTATTTCTTTCGATTGACTTGGATATTCAGTTCCATAATTTTTTAAACAAGTTTGTTTTTTCCTTTTTTTTATTTCATTGTTTTTAGATACATTTTCAAATCCATATCTTTCCAAACATGTATTTTGTATTCTTTTTATACCAATATCAGATTGTAAATAATGTTCCACTCCATAATTTTTTAAACTAGTTTGTTTAGATTTATTATGAGAACATTTCTGAGAACAAGAATAATAATCACCATTATTCATATTTTTTAAATATTTACGATATGATAATAGTTTTTCTTTACCACAAATATCGCATTTAACATTTATCTTCAAGTTACTACACAACATTAAATCTTTAATATTTACTTCAAATTTATCAAATCTTTTTGTGAAAACATATCCTTTATCAACATAATATTTTTTATCATAATTATTCCAATACATTAAAACAAATTCATCTAATATCATACTATATAAAATTCTTTTTCGTCTATGACTTCATTTTTAATCAAATCATTATCCCGGATTTAAAATAAAAATTGATTTGAAAATTTCTGTAATTAATTCTGGACTTTCATTTGTAAAATCAGAAAATTAAGTAATAGTAATCTTTTTGTAATTATAATCAATTTCCACACAATCTGGACAAACACCACCATCTGTTTCAAAATCTATATGTGGATCTATTTCCCAATCTTTAAAATCTTGTGAATCAGTATCAAAATAAATATAATTATCTTTAAGTCTAGCATTATTCAAACCTTCTTTATAAATACTCCATTCAATTTGACATTCTATTCTTGTAACAACTAAATCCATAGATTTTATTCTATCTTGTCTCATATCCGGTTGTAAATTCCAAGTTACAATTGCATTACTTGGACTTATATCCACATCATCTGGACTATTAGATAATGTTTCTTCCAATCCATATATTGTTACATCACTAACTTCTGTTTTAAAAACGGTATCGAAACTTACCATTTCTTCGTTAATGAAATTCTTATAATTTTTCATATTAAATTAATTTGATTTATTTTATATATTATTTTTTTATTTCAAAAGTTTGTTGTAGTTTTGTAATTCAAATAAAAATATAAAAATATTATGAGAACACTTGCCGAAAGAAATGAAATGGTTTCCTTATTAGAAGGACAAAAAGAAAAGGCCCCACACTTTAATTTTTTTGGGGAAGATAATCATGCACAACTTGATGCTCAAATTCAAGTCATTGAAGAAGAAATGGACACCGATCAAGTTGATGATCAATGGAATCCGGATGAAGTTTATGATCAATGGAATCCGGATGAAGTTTATGATATGAATAATTCCGCTACAATGGCAGCCAATTGGTTAGATGGGGATGATGATGCAGGGGACGAACTTAGAAGTCAATGGGGGTGAAATGGTAGTTCGTGAAATAATAAACGGTAAAATTTTTTTAGCTCAAACCACATTCTATGTTTATAGAAGTGAATCAGATTTAGCAAACGATAAAATCCCTTGTTTAATAACATCGGATAAAAAATTGTGGAATAAATATAAAAGACAAAAAAACAATACATTATTATTTTCACATCAAACCATATATTATATTTATAATAGTGAAGATGATTTACAAAACAATAAGGATTGGATCACAACACCTGACATAAAAATATTCAAAAAATATATGAAACAAATAAAACTTTTGAAATAATGGGAGGAAAGGCGTTAAAGCATACATTCACCGAGCGTAAAACGACAGAACAGTTTTATGACATTCAAAGTCGTTTAATTCCGAAATTGAAAGAAATTTTTGGAACTGAAATTTATGTTCTGAAATTTTACCATACCAAACCGGATCATGGTGATATGGATATTCTATTGAAAGTAGATAATCAGTTTTATAATAAAGGTATAAATATTCGTAAAGAAATCGATAAACATTTATCACCAAATGAAATTGTGGTAAATGATGGAACAACAACTTTTGATTTTGAACAATTTCAAATTGATTTAATTCCGGTCGCTGAATCTGTTTGGGAATCCACTAAATTTTGGATGGATTACGACCCAACAAGTAATTTGTTGGGAAAATTATTTAGATCTATAAAATTTGAAGAATGACCCGATAACGAACCTTATGATTTTTATATATAAAAATAAAAATCATAATGGTAATTTAAGATGAAAAAAATGATTCAAATTATTTTGGTTCTGGAATACATTTAACTAGATCTGTAAAAAAATATGGTAAAGAAAATTTCAAAAAAGAAATAATTGAACATTGTAATACATCGGAAGAATTAAAGGAAAAAGAAAAATATTGGATTGATTTTTACAAAGCATGTGAATCGAATCAATTTTATAATATAGCAAAAGGTGGTGATGGTGGAAATGTTATCAAAGGATATTCAGAAGAAAAAAAGAATGAAATATATAAAAAAACAATAGAAAATAGAAAATGGTATAAACATTCTAATGAAACAAAAGAAAAAATATCTAAAAAACATAAAGGGAAAAAATTATCTGATATTACAAAATTAAAATTATCCGAATATAATAAAGGTAAAAAATGGACTCAAGAACAAAAAGATAAATTTAAAACACAAACAGGACATTTAACATCAGAAGAAACTCGTATAAAAATATCAAAAGCAACAAAAGGAAAAAACATCGGTAATATACCTTGGAACAAAAATATACCAATGTCAGAAGAAACAAAAAATAAATTATCATTATCAAAAAAAGGTAAAAATTGTGGAAATGATAATTCATCTTATGGTAAAACTTGGATGAATAACGGAAATAAAAATTTATACGTTTTAAAAAAAGAAATTGAAAGTTATACAAAAAAAGGATATAAAATGGGATTAATTAAAAAATATGATAATACTATTCGTGGATATTTAAAATATAGACCAGATGGATTATATGCTATCATTTTCAATAAATCACTGTCTAATAAATTGGGTGAAATTTTAATCACAAAAGATATAAATAAAATGTTTCCATTTATGGGATTGGACATTAATCGTAAATATAATGGATTTGAAACATTAGAAGAAATTTATGATTGGATTATTTCATGTAAATATTTTAAACCACAAATATTTTTCTTGGAAAATTTAAATCAAGATGATAGAAAAAGAAACAAGAAACGTCCAACTTTTAATAAATTTTTGGAATATATTAAAGATTTTCAATTCGATAATGAAAAATTAACAAATGATGTATTGAATTTAATCGATTCCAGTTTTCCGGAAGTTCATTTTCTTGAACAAATTGAAATTTTGAAAAAGAAAGATGAAGATAATCAAAAGATAAGGGCTAAATTCAATGGTGAATTGGTGATGGAATGGTCTGGATTAAAAGGAAAAGAATTGGGTAATGTTATTACTGAATATCGTAAAGAAAAAAATGAACAATTTTTTAAAGATACAAATTCTGATGACATCAAATCCGATTTTGGAAAATGGTATTTGGATTATATTAAAAAAGAACTGAATTCCACTTTGGAATGTGGTTTAGATTATCAAAAATAAAAAATAATATAATTATGATAAATATTATAGAAAATAAATTAAAAATTCGTGAATCATTTCTTAACCAATACGAAAATAGTTGGAACGAAGAAACACTGGATTACGATATGGAAGAACCAAAAGAAATTGATGAATTGGGTGAAGAAATTCACGATTTATTATCACTACATCATAAAAACTTACCAGTCGATTTCATTCTTGAAACATTGACAAAATTGGGTGGTGATGCTTCTATTTTATACGATGATAATGGAAACTTTGCTATGGGAACAGATGGATACAGTTCTGTATCAACAGTACCATCAGATTGTAGTCTTACCTTTTTTGTAGAAAAAGATAATTGGAAACCAACCATCAGAGAAGCAATTTCTGTTTTATTTGAAAATTTTGAAGAATAGTTTAATTTTGTATTCACAATCATACTATAAGTATAAATAAATGAAAAAAGAAAAAGAATTAAGAATGTATTTTTTTGTTATGGGAAACATTGGAACAATTGATAAAGGGATACAAGCCGGACATTGTTCACAAGAATATTCAAATCAATTTGGAAAAACCAAATTATATAAGGATTGGTTTAATAACCATAAAACTTTTATTTTACTCAATGGTGGCGTAAGTAATGATGGAATTGTTCACGGTGATAAAAATATTTATATTGATGAATCCAAATTGGGAACAATGGAATTATACGAAAGATATCTCATTGATAATAAAATCCCATTTTCATCTTTTCGTGAACCTGATTTAAACAATTCACTTTCATCTCTTTGTTTCATTTGTGATGAAAAAGTTTTTGATTGGGAAACATATCCACCTTTTATTAAATGGGTTTCTGAGTTTTATCATTTATCTGACGATGAAAAAGAAATGGAACCACCATATGATGAATCTGAAAACTTGAATACAGAATTTTTAAGTTGGGTTCATCTTGTTGGTGGACAACAAAACGCAAAATTGAAAGAATTAATTTACGGTAAAAAATTGGCTTAAAATGAAAATATCAAGTAATAAAAAACCAAACGAATTTGAATCATTTTATAAAATTGTAGATACTATTGATTCATGTGTAAAAGAAGAACATCTTAAAAATTCCAGAAAACTCATAGATTTATATTTTAAAATGTTTAAACCGATATGTAAAAACAAATTTATTGATGAAAAATATAAAAAACTTAATGATTTTCTAACACTACTTTGGATTGAAAAGTACGATGAACTTGGAATAGAATTCACGATATGAAATTATTTAAAGACCATTTCATCAAAATTCATTTACTAAAGATGTCGTAGATTTCTTTTGAATTCACAATTTAAAACCTTTAAAATCCTTAATATATTTCATTCTTTCTCTTATAGGAAATCTCATTGGTTTTTGTAATATTACTGTTGATTTAACAAATCTATTTATATCGTTTGAAGTTACTAAATAATTATCCAGTTGAATTTTAACTGTATCTAATCTTTCCATTATCAGATGTAACATTTCATCATCAGTTTTTCTTATTATTTCTTCGAAGAATTTTTGAATATCATTTGCATAAAAAATGTTTTGGGTATCATCATCATAAAAACTAACATTGGGATACCAATCTTGTTTCAATGATACAAATTTACCTGTTTTAATTTTAAAACCAATTAAATGTTCAAGTAAAATATTTATTTTATTCATGTAATTTTGTCCGGTATTAACACTAGTACCAACAAAATAAATTTTTTTCAAATCAATATTTATGTTTTTTAATTCCAATCTTAATTTGTTTAATTGATCTGAACTGGTTCTTTGATTGGATCTTGCTGTTAATATTCCAATATCAACAAATTTATCAAATCTTAAATGTTCTATATTTTTTAATAGAAATTCAATTTTTGATTTATTAAGCAATTCTTTACTAACAAATGGCATTAAAGATATACCAAAACGTTCCATATTTTCTGTTTTGACTTTTTTCTGGATACGTTTTGATAATTCTTCACTAATATAAAAACATTGACCATTATAATCCAAAACAATATTATCTTTCTTATAATGTCCCCTTTTAATTAATGCAAATTCAATTGGGTTTAAAACCACCACAGGTTTGCTAGGACGTTCTTTGTCTATGATCCATATATCGTTATCATTATTCCACAAAGAACCGTCCAAATCAAAGAAAACTATCTTCTTATTCATTTAATATCATTTATATTTCCATTATATATTAAAAAATGATATTCATTTTTATTTTATCATTTTTTCAAACATTTTTAATGAAACTTTATTATTAATATCTTCATTATATGAAACATAACCACATAATCTTTCATAAACTTTATCATTAACAACATCATCAATAACATCATTTAATAATTCATCTACATATATCATAAATTCGTTTGATTTATTTATAAAAAATTCTTCCCATTTTTTATAATATAAAATCAAATCATTTTCATTATTTATTATTTCATCACCTTTTATATGATTTATAAAATTTTCGGTGAAAATAAGTAATTGTGAAAAATTATACATATTTATAAATTTTACATGATTAAAATTATTTAATGCAACATAAGTGTAAGATTTTTTAAATATCTCATATAATTTATCTGTAATATTAATCCATCTAAATAATTCATATAACATATTATGACGTGCAATAAGTTCGTGTTCTAATGATAAATATATTAAATTTGTAAAATAAGAAAAATCAGTTCCTTTAAATTTATCAAATCCATAAATTTTTAAAAATTCATTCATTTCAATATCATCCACCACAGTATAAATATCATATATATGTCTTAATTCGTGTAAAATAATTGACATTAAATAATCAATATTTATATCATTATCAACCACATTAATCGGTATTTCAATATATTTTTCGGGATCTGATAATATACTATAAATATTAACATTTGAATAATATGGTTGATGTTCACCAAACTTATAATTTACAATTATAATAAAATCAATACCATCTATTGAATATGATTTTTTAAAAGATTTATTACCACTATCAACAATATCTTTTCTTATAATCAATGAAATTTTTTTCAACAAAATCGGAACAGATTTTTCTTGAAAATTTTCAAATTTTTTCAAATATTTTAAATTCTTAATCATCATTTCATAATCATTTTAGAATTTTGGAAGTTTAAAACTACTAGGATTAAAAGATTTTGTCAAATTGGATAAGTTTCCAAAATTTGGAACACCTTTTCCTTGTTCTGTTTCCTGTTTATCTCTATGTTTTTTCTCTTCTTCGTGTCTTTCATTTAATAAATTTATATAATCTTCAAATTCATAATAAGGCCAACTATCAACAACAGATGTTGGTTGTCTCATTTGATACATGAATTCAAATTTATTTTTTCGTAAACTTGTCAAAGATACTTGGAATAACGAAAATACTTGAGGCTCCTTCGGGAAACGTAAATTCGGTGTGGACCTCCAACCCACACGATGGACATTTTGTTTCTAATTCTTTAATACCAAATTGTAATTTTTCAACAGCTTGATTTAAAAATTGAAACTCTTCCATATCCATCTTCTTAAATTCTTCTTCCTTCGCTTTAATTCCATCTTCTGATATTGTTCTTAAATGTGTTAAAGTATATGGAATGATTTTCATAAAAGAAACATTTGGTGTTTTTCCGTTTTGAACTGAGTCTTTTATTGATTTAAAAAACGCTTCCTGTAAACTAATTGTCGGTGGTGCTATTTTCCATATTTTTCCATTAACATTAAATTCAAAAACTCTTTCATTTGTATTAAAAAATTGTTTTAAATCATTATTAGTTTCATGATTAACAAATGTTTTTGGATATTCTTTATTTGGTGTTGCACGATATTGAATTTTAAATTCGTGATCACATTCACCACATTTAACATCTTTTGCTAAATTTACATTTTTTTGAAATGTTAATTCTCTAACCATAAAAATTAAAAAAATTCTATCATTATCCCTTAAATCTTTATATGATCCCAATAACCCATTTGGAAATTTAATACGAATACAACGTGATAACATTTCATTCATTTTTTCTGTAACATCCACTAAATTTTCATTTACAATCGCAGAATACGCCTGAACTTCAGAAACACTTGCCGCTCTTATCATAATTTTAGTTCCGGGCTTGTAAAACACTCCAGCTGGTAAAGCGTTTAAATCAACAGTCAAATAATCTAATAAATTCTCATTTGACATTTCGTAATCAACCGAATCGATTGGAACTGATTCCGTTTTTGTTGTTGTTTCTTGTTGTAAATACTTTGTTAAAGGATCTTCTTGTTTAATTTTTTCTTCTGTCATAATTTTTATTTATTTATTTTTACATATTCCTTTGGAATATTATCATAAGTATAAATTCCATTTTTATTCATATTTGGATCTTTTCTAAATATAATTTCTTTATTTATTTCAAAATAATCTGATTTCAATTTTGGTATATCTATTTCCAAAATTTTATATTTTTGTTCTGGTAATTTTTTAATTGTATCATTCATTTCGAATCTATTTATTAAATCCTCACAACTTTGTATATCTAAGCAAAAATAAATTCTTTCTGGATGATTACTAATTCTTTTTTTTGATTTTGGACATAACCCATTTTTTAATATTTTTTCTATACTTTGTTTTCTACAAACATGATACAATTTATTTAATATTTTTATTTCATCATCAAATTTTTTTTCACATATAATTTCAATTCCAATTATGTTTTTACTCATTATGATATTATTAATTTTATCGTAATTATATTCAAAACGATTAATCATATTACCATCATTTTCTAAATATATTAAAGATGAAAAATAACCCAAATTATTTATATCTCTTATCAAAACTTTAAATAAACTTGTTGTAATAATATCTTTTATTATAATTTTAAAAGTATCATTATCTAAAATATCAATGTGAAAATATTTCGTCATAACTTCATACCAATTACTTAACATATGTACTGAAGATTCTATATTATGAGTATGAATCAATCCCTCACATATTGCACTTTCAAAATCTTCAATTTTTTTATAAATCACTTAAACTATTATTTTTACTGAATCATATTTAAATTTAACAACCAATTGTTTTATTGAGTGATCTTCCCAATTAAAATAAAAAGGTTCTAATATTTCAATAAACATCAAATTAATCAATTCTACTTTATACATAATAACATTTTCAACATCGTGAAAAACAACTTCAGCTTGTAATGGTTTATTCAACCAATCTACAATTGTTTTTAATGGAATAACTTCTTTTTTGTCTATATCCCAATTTAAATTAAAAAACATTACATCTTCTTCAATTCTAAATAATTGATAAGATAATTTATCATTTAAATAAACTGGTGTAAAATTTATTTGTGCCAAATTATTCCAAACTGGTTCCCAACCTTCGGTTCTACCAGATAATTTATAAAAATCTTCATTTAATTTATAAGTACCAAAATGTGCTAACGGCATATTGTTTTTATTTTTATATATTACAGATAGCCGGGTCTCTAAAAAATTATATCAGGAATCTTATCTCCTTTATTCAAATTACCCTCATAAAGAATTCCATCAATAATTCTTGTAGTTGACCACATCGGTTTTAAATTGGATAAAGCACAAACTATTTTAACATCAGTATCTTTTGAAAAAGATACAACCGGAATATGATGATCTATATGCCACTCACCATAATTATCCCAACACATACCATTTGTAAATTTGTTTTCTAAATGCTCTTTCAATTCTAATGCTGAATAACCCAATAAATCAATAGTATGTCCTTCTTTTTTAGTTTCTAGTCTATCTAATGTAGAATGAAGAATAGATCTCCAAGCTATAACATGTGGATTATTTTCTCTATATCTACTTTGTATTTCAGCCAACATTTTTTTATTTTTATTTCTATATTCTTTTAATTCTTCTTTGTGTTCAAACATATATTTTTTATTATATTCAGTATATCTTTGTTTAACACGTGGTAATTTTCTTTTTTCTCTCGCCTTTTTATTAACTTCTTCTTTATTATCAATTCTATATTGTTTCATTCTATCAATAGTTTCGTCTTTCAATTTTTGATATCTTTCTTTATCATATTCTTTTTGTTTTTCTTTAAAATCTGGAACTTCTTTATATTTTTTAAAAAAATTTTTAACACAATCTTTACACTCACTACGATGTCCGTCCTTTGTTCCTCTTTTTAAATGAAATTCATTTATATCTTTTGATTCATCACAAATTCTACATTTTTTACTTCCTTCATTTTTTATATCTTTTTCGAGATTCAATTCTCTTCTTCTCTCACCATTATAATATATTTCATTTGAACATTTTTTACATTCATTTCGATAACCATCTTTCATTAAATTGTCTATTCTAAATTCATTGTTGTTTTTAATTTTTCCACATATTCTACATAATTTCGTATTCATAATTTTAATTTATTTTTAAATAATCAACCACGAAATAAATAAAAAAAAAATTCACAAAATTTTTGTGAATTTTTTAATCATTTTTTTTATAATCAACTTATCAATAGTATAAGTCGTTCCAATAATCAACAGCGAACTTTGCTGTCAACGGATTTTGAATATCACCAGTTGACCAATCAAAATCTTCAAAACCTGTAAAATTAACAATCCAAACATTTATCCAATTAACACGTCTAATAACACGACCTTCTCTATCATGGACATCAATTGTCACCATTGGTGACATAAGATTTCTCTTATAAGATAATTGTCCAGTTTCATTATTCCATACTAAATCGTACCAATCCTTCAACATTCTAAAAACAAAAACAGAATTTGATGTTTTATCTTGATTTAAGTTGAATTGGATTTCTTGTGCTTTAAGAGATGTTTCTTCTGGTGTTGTTGGATATAAACGTGTTGAATATTTAAATCTCTGGGTTTGAACAGCCAAATCCGGATAAATTGGTAAACTCACTTTAATAGCATTTTCCATTAATAATTTTGTAGCTATATCAGGTGGGTTATTTGCAGTAAGAGCTGTCGGCAATTTAATACGAACTTCAAACAAATTTTTGTAAATCGGTTCATGTAAATTCATTGCAGTTTCGATGTTTGTAAAATGTGCTAATGGCATATTATTTATCTTATTTTTTAATTATATATTAATTTTTAAAACTGGTTTTTTTCAGTTTCTAATATTATATATTAATCTTTAAAACTGGTTTTTTCAGTTTCTAATATTATATATTAATATTGGTTCGTTTCATCCTAAATCTTCAAGTTGATTCAAATAAAATTTTAAATTTCTTAATTTTTTCATAAGTTCTGGATCTTTTTCACCACTTTCATTCCAAGAATCAGATAAATATGATTGACCTTTTGAATTTTTTCCGTTACAAATTGCGGATAATGTTTTCCAAACATTATAAAATTTATCATCGTTCATTTCGTTTAATTTAAATTCGTTTAAATGTTTCATAATTTATTTATTTTTATTTCATTCCAATTGTGAGAATAAATCTTTTTATTTCATTATATATTATTTTTTAAACCCAATAAAAAATTTTCAACCTTTTGTCTTGTTTCATTATTTGAATCTTGATATAAATTGGTAAACCATATATTTAATTCATCTCTTCTTTTGTGATATGATGCCCTTATACCATCTAAACCATCCCTAACAAGTGGATTCCCGGCAATATTTGTTGGATTATCCAAATCATAATTGGCCAATTCAAACCCATTATCTTTTAACCATTTTTGTATAACTGGTAAATCTCCCCCTTTCAAAGATTCATTTATAAATTGTTCAAATGTTTTCATAATTTTATTGTATCAATAATACATATTTTCCATCAATTGGAATTTTTATTTCATTCCAATTATCATGAATATTTTGATATTTTTTACCATTACATTCCAAAATGATATTTTTTAATTCGTTGTTTTTTAACATATTTGTCACTTCTTTATAATTATCAAATTTAATTTTTTTATCACCAACAATAAAATAAAAATCTGGTTGATAATGATTATCTGAATCAATTATTTTAGCACCACTACTTATTTGTGTCTTTAATGATTTCAAATTAGTAAAAAATACTGTACCATACATTTTTTTCAAGAAAAATAACATTTGTTTTGTGAATAATTTACTAATACCCTGTTTTCTATAATTTTCATCAGTTTCATATCTACCCATAAATTTATTGAAATATTCCGATTGTTCTTTATATTCAGATTTCCAGAAATAACCAACAACTTGTTTTGTATTTTTTAAAACAACAATAACAAAGTATGTTTTTTTGTTTGTATTATCCTTTATTATATTAAAAACACTTTCATTTTTATAAAAATAATCTTTACAAACATCCAATTCAAATATATCTTTATTGATAAATTTTTTATCATTGGTAAAACTAATTATCGAAAATTTATCATCATTTATAAATTGTTCAAATGTTTTCATATTTAATATTTTTCATTTCAATAAAATTATATATAAATAAATGATAACGAAATTTCAAATATTTGAACAAAGTGAAAACAAAAGAATATTTTATCACGCAACTAAACCCGAATATTTACCAGAAATTGTAAAATTCGGTTTAACACCAAATATAGATAGAAAAACAAACTGGAGTGATGAATTAGGTAAATGGAGTAAAGGGAAAATTTTTGTAACAGATGCATTATCTAATGCTATAATGTATAGTAAAATGATTAATTATCCATCTTTTTCCGTAATTTTAAGAATTCAAATAGATTCAAATAAATTAATATTTGATGATGAATCTGATTCCGATTGGTATAGTAAAAAACCAATTATCGGTGATTTCCAAATTAAAATAGGAAATATATGGAAAAAATTAACTATGGAATTGGCTGAAAAAATAGCTTACAAAGAATATAAAGATATTTTTATAGAAGAAGGTTTAATATCTACTTTCTCAACAAAAAAAACCGTTAAAATTTTAAAAAGAAAATTTCCTGATTATTATATAAGTATTCTTCCAAATGGTGAAATAGAAATAAGTGCTGGTAGAAAAGAACACGTTAGTGATAATATTAAGGATATTTTTATAATATGCAATCAATTGGGTTGGTATATATCACATGGAAATATTGATTATTCACCATATAAATTTAATAAAAAAGAATTTTTTGAAATGTCATTTGATGATATTGTTTTAAAACCAATATTTGACTCTATCAGAAACATTGATATAAAACCAAGTATTTTATATTATATTACACCAGTAAAAAATGTAGATAAAATATTAAAAATAGGATTGACACCCAAACCGAAAATTAATTTAACTGACGAATTAGAATTGGCTTGGGGGATGAAAAAAGAATTGGAAAGAACCACCAATCAAGAATGTGAAATACTAAAAATATTAGCAAATAATTTGGATATTAAACTTTATTCTGACATCGATTCTAGAAGATTTGGTTATTATACTTTTGAAAATATACCACCTAAATTTATATCCATCCTACCAAAAGAAGATTATAGAAAACATTGGCTGGTTTAAATTACATTATAATATTTTATAATAAAATCCATATTTTAATTTATTAAATGAACTTTCACCTTCAATTTCTTCAACATTATCAAAACTATCTTTAATTACACTTCTGTAAAAATTTATTTTTTTAGTATCATTGGTTTGTCCTATAAAATATATAACTTCTTTTTTTAATTGTCTTATATAAACGTCAAATTTTTCAATAATATAAATTAATCGTTTCATTAATTCTATATGTTCATTCTTATTTGTTGGATTTTCATATATTATTTCATCATTTAAATCGTGTTGATATAATGTAGTAAAAGATAAATTAAAAAGATCTTTATTTGGAAATGGTCCAATCGTATCTTTCATATAAACAAAATCAATAATATATGTTGTTTCAGATTTAGTTTTAAATGTTGATTGAAAATCAGATTCATTTTTAAAATGTTCAGAATCTTTTATTTCCATTTTAAATCTAGTTTCTTCCGGTGTACATTTTATTTCTTTTATTAAAAAATCACTAAAACTGGATAAATATCTACCTTTCGGATGATATTTCAATTTGTCCATACCAATTATTCTAATTATATCATCAATAGATTTTCCTTCTCTAATTAATTGACGATAAAAATCGTTATCCAATTTTGTCCAATTATCATTAAATATCATTTTTAAATTCTTTCCATTCCTTTAAATGTTTCGATTTACTTTTTTCTTCTTCCTTATTATTTTTTCCATATAAATTTCAAACTTCCACTATCATAAATACGATATATTTTTCTGTCCAACATGATTTCTTTTTCCGTTTTATTTTGATCAAAGCCTTGATTTATCAAAATATTTTTCTTATAAAGAGATCTACATTTTCTTGTTCTATTTATAACATAATAATAATTTGGCTTTATTTTATAAATCAATTTAAATCCTAATTTATAATATAATTCGCCTCGACTCAATGAACGATCAGCATAACTAATCACTTCAATCGGATTGTATTTTTTAATGAAATATTTAAATAATTTATTTTCAGACCCAATAATATTTGTATTTAATTTATTACAAAATCTTAGCATTTCATAAGTATTGTTTTTACATTTTTTAAAAATCATCAAAGAAACCAATTCATTATTATAAAATAAACCAAGTTTAATTCTTGAACCAACAAAACCTTGTAAATGATTATTTTCAAGAAAATCACCAACTAATTTATTATCTGATATTTCTTTTACAATGCATTTTCTTGTAAATATTTTATTTGGTGATTTATTCAATAAATTTAAAATATAAGATTTAACTATTTCCTGTTTATATATCCACTCATCTTCATAAATTTGAATTAATTTTATTCCTAATTTTTCGGATAATTCAGTTTTTTTTAAATGATAATTATTTTCAATTCGTTTTTCACAGTGATAAAAAAGGCCGTTAAATTCAAACCCTAGTTTCAAATCCGGTAAATAAATATCAATTTCATATGGCTTTAAAATTTTTCTATCATTTAAAATTTTAAAGAAATTAAAATTTTTATCTATAAAATCTTGTAACTGCAATTCACATCCAGATATATGTTTATTTATTGGATTGCATACAGTACATAATAATGTATTTGTTCTTCTTCTATTATGAAACAAATCCAATTCCAATTCAAAAAAATGACCCTTTTCACATTTTAAAAACATTTTTCTATTTTTATAATCAATATCATATACACCTATCGATTTATATAGATTTAAATATTTTTTCTTGATATTTTTACTATAACTTTTAATTCTTCTTTCTACCAATATTCGAGATTGATTTGGATTATCAACATTATAATTTTCAAATAATGTTTTTTTGGATTTTCTTTTTATATTTTCATTTTGTAAAGGTGAATTGTAACCATATGTTTCTTGATTCGTTTTTATCATTTTTCTTTTAACATCAATATTCATTGATGGTGCTTTAGTTCCAAATTTTTCATAAGATTTCTTTTCTTTAATATCTTTTATTTTCTGATCACTACTTATACATTTATTTGAACAATAATTATAATATCCCAAAGTTGAATTTCTAAATTTTACTTCGTTATTACAATTTGAATTACAACATAATATTTTTTCTTTAATATCATGTACATAATGATAAACTTTTTCTTTAAATGAAATATCGTTTAATTTTTCATTACAATAACTAATAATTTCTAAATGTAATTCTGGATAAATTCTTTTTATGTATTTTTCCACATACATTCTACCAGATGGTCCGTTTTCTTTTCTTATTATTTCTATGTAATTCATATATAATCAATATATTAAATAAAAAATATAAAGTTTAATAAATAAAAAAAAAAGGGGAAATAAATCCCCTTTTTTATGTAGTTATCAAACATTTTTATTTTGGTAAGAAACCGGACGATGAAATTGTACCTTTTTTCAATATTGTAATATTGTTCACAATAACACCCATTCCTTTGATCACCTCACAATATGTATCAAGTACACCCATCTGTAAATCGATTATGTAGTTGGTATTGTTTGATTTATCCATAATATTTTTGAAATCGTATAAAGCACTAGCGTCTAATAATTCTTTACAAATTTGATCTGCTCTACTTTTGATTTCATTTCTTATTTCTGAGGTATTAAACCTCCATTGATAATTTAACAACATGTCATATAATCTATTTTCAAGTTCAATAAGAACTTCACGACTATGAATTACACTTAATGAACTATATGGGAACACTTGTGCGGTATTTTCCGAATTAATATAGTATCCTCTTTGTTGAGTAAAATCAATCGGATTTGAACCCATTTCCATTAAATCCAACAAATTATCGTCAGTGAATCTCATTTCAGTTGAACCAACATCTGGTAATTTACCCAAAATAGATCCGGCTACAATAGTCCAAGGATATATACCAGCTGTTGTTGTGAGAAACTTACTCATATAAGCTTTCGCAACTTTGGCTGATGGTGGAATGAATTTTGTGACATCATTAACATCCTTAACATATGGGAAGAAATATCCAACAGTTGATCTACCATCACCTTCACCAAAACTATATAAGAAACTAGGATTTGTATCTTGATTTCCCCCTTCTTTCAAATATTCTGTGTTTAAGGTTCTATCATCATTAATAAACGAAGGATTTAATGATGTTTTTAATTGACGAACACTCGGCATATTTAAGAAACCAAGACAATTAAGTTTCAAACCACAAAGATCAACAAATTCTTGTTTTGAGTTATGTGTTAAACCTAAACCAAAACCATCAACTAAGTATCTCCAACTGATTCTATTTTTATTGGCCAAACCCTTAGCTAAATTTGTTGTTTTATCTACTACTGATAAAATTTCCATTTGACGATCATCTGTTCCATTTGGAATAGAATCTACGTGAACTGTAAATGGTTTCATTGTCAAACCTTTATATTCAGTAAAATAATTATCTATTGAAGTATAAACAGTAGTATAATAATCAGGATCTAAGGTAGTACCATTATTAGAAATTTTAATAGAACCATCGGCATATAAAATTTTTCTAGTTGTATCAACCGTATCATTCTTTATATCTATAATTCTAACAAGTTTTCTTGGAACCATTCCTGCCAAATAACCTTCTCCAGTAGGATCATCATAATATGTAGTATCATAATATGCTTCTAAATATAATCCTCTTTTGATATGTGAATATCTAGTTTTATCAACATAAATCCAACGAGTATTTGTTGTATCTGTGATATCATCTGGATTTTCAATTTCAATAGTTTCTTTTAAATTTGCCTTATCAGAATAAATAATAAGTTTAGATAAATAACTATTCTCCCATTGACTAATCTCAACAGTTTCTCCGTTTTCATCAACAAATTTAATAGTCAAATTTTCAACACCATCAACATCGTCTATCAAATACATCTTTAAAAACACTTTTTGCATTGTATCACCACTTACATTATCGATATAAAAATAATCACCATTGTTAATTACACCATTATAATAATCTTGATATAAATTACTCCATTTTGCAACAATACCAGTCTTTGATGGTACACCACTCAATGGTAGATTTGTTGTAATTAATGTATTAACAGGATTAATAAGTGGCATTACAAATTCATTATCAATATAATAAATTAAGAAACTTCCATCTGCTGTTTTAAAATAATCAAACGGATAAACTGTATCTGTTGTATTGAAATAGATTCTTATATAAGCATCAGTAGTTGTTGTTTGTGCATAAATAGTTGGTGATGTTATTGGAAATTTATCACCGTAACCACCACCCGAAGACCAACCACCACTTATAATAACACCTTTATTGTTTAATAAATTAGTATAAATTTCATTAAAGATTTTTATTTTTCTCATTTTATTATAATTGGTATAAACAGTCGAACCCTTTGTATCAACAAATATTAAATCTAAATATTTAATACCATTTGTAGTTGTACCACTTAATGCTGTTATATCAGTTCCACCAGATAATTGTTTGTAACTATTTCCGGCAGTAACAGAAATTCCAGTATATGTATATCCGAAATTTATAAGATCTGAAGTCAATCCACTATTATATTGTAATTTGACATATCCCAATAAAATAGTAGTTTCGTTACTCAACAAATAATTTGGTAATGTTGGATCAATTCCAATAGACTGATTACCTTTTAAAGTATGAACAGTTGAATAATCACTATCCAAATAAAGAACATCATATCTTGAATATGTTGCACCACTTTGATAAATAGCGAACGGATCAAAAAATAAATTATGTGATGTTAATTTTGTATCACCACTATATTTGGTTTGACCAATAATATATGACCATTGATCAGCTATCTCACTACTCGAATCAACAAAATTTTGTTTTAAACAATAAATGAAAACATTTGTGATAGTTCCACTTATAAGTGGGACAATTGGTCCACCTTTTGTTTCAGAAATTTTTATTTTTGTCGTATCTATGGATAAAATGTAATATGGGGTTGTTGTATCAACTTCACTAAATGATTTATTAAAATAAATAATATCATCAACTGACATTAATGCAGGTGTGTCAGTGAGTGTAATATTATATGAATCATCAATTGATGATATATTATAAACATAGGTATCATTTTTACCAGCCATTGTATTACCACTTGGTGAAATATTTGTATACCAGTTTGTATATGTTGCTGTTCTACCACTTGGAAATGTGGAATTTAAATTTCCAAAAACATTAGTTGGACTATTTAATCCATCTAAATTCTTTTCAGAATATATTTGTGTTTCGCTTATACTTCCATTATATGAAAGAAAATCAATTGATTTTTTGGATGAACCGACCAATGTTTGTCCAATTAAATCAATATTTCCTTTATAAAAATCAGAACTCAATAAAGCTTCTTCATTAAAATAACAGAACAAACCAGTTTTGTCTGTTTGACTATTGATGACATCCTTTATATACATATCAACATCATTTAAATCTCTAAAATTTGGAATTAAAGAAACATCATAATATGCTATTGTATTAGTTAATGAATCGTTCCAGAAATTAGAAACTTGTGATTTGATAAGACCATTACTATTGAAATATTTCCCCCAATATGAATCGACAGACAAGGTTTCATTTTGTGTCCAATCACCACCCACTGCCAAAACTGAAATAATATAATCTGACATCAAATCTTTCGGATTCATAAATAATGGAACTTTTTCAGAACCACCATACCAACTTTCTGCGGTAACATCAAATCCGGTGATACTTGATTTAAATAACCAAATAGTTGAACGTATATTTCCAATATTTGTTATACTAAATATATCATTATTTGGGTTCGGTTGAATAGTTGGGTGATCAATATATTCACCAGTAACAATATCACCAAAAGATTCCGAATCCCTTTCCCAAAAATCTTGTCTATTGAAAAATCTTTCATATGGGGCTGTATTTTTTAGTCCATTATCATATTTTGCAGCTGTTGATATGGATTCCCATTCTAACGTATCCCTATTCGGATCAGTTTTCAATAAACTTAATGCCCAAATTGGACCGGTATTCAACATATCTTCAACTGTTCTATGGAAAAATGATCCCTTATTTTCTAAATTTTTATCAATGGTTCCAAAAATAGCTTCAAATTCTGCTGGACTATCAACTCTTACTGGTCTGTTAAAAGGTCCTTTTTTTGAAAAACCCGGAACCAAATTTATCAAAACATCTTGAATAGGAAGTTCAAGAATTGACTGATCAATTTCATTGATATATATACCCGGTCTTTTGTATTTACCTAAGTTTTTATTTTCTATTGGCATATTATTTTAATTATTTTTTAAGTATATATTAAAACAAAAAACTCACTTTTTTGTTAATTTTCATTTTTTATCATTTTTAAATTCAATATTTTCAACATTTTCTTCAACAATATCCAATCCAATTTCGGTTCTCTTTGTTTTCTTTTGTTCTTTTTCTTTCCAACTCGATTTGAAATCTTCAAAATCTAATAAGTTTTCTAATTTTTTCATGTTAATTTTTCTTATTTTTTATTTATATATTAAATCTTTTTTTCAATTTTTTTTTTACATTATAACTATATATAATTTTTTTCATAAATCTTTTTTGTTTAATTTTGTATAAAATAGAAAAGTATTAACTATTGTTTATGAAAAAAGAAGAATGGGATAACATTAAAATAGATACTTTTAAAGATCATATTATTGTTTATCAAAGATCAAGAGGGAAATTTGGTGGCCGTAATAGACCAGCGGATTATCAAGAAATATTTATACCAAAATATTCAATGAAATTTGGTAATTACTTGGAAGTGAGTGAAAATACTAAATATTCTTACAGAAGAATTAAAGAAATAAAAGAAATATGAAAATACCAATTCATAAATCACCAAAGTTTTCATTCAAACCAAAGGTGATTTATACTTTGGAAAAAACCACATTTTGTCCATAAACTTTATTTCAGTTTTATATGGTTGGGATTTGTATTATTTATTAAATATGGAAAATAAAACTGTTGATCGATATTATGATGTTTTTCGTTTTGGTGAAAAAGATCCATGTGAATTAATAGATGGTGAACCAAATATTGAGGTTAATGAATATGGATATAAATTAATGGGTCATCTCTATATAATAATCCAGATAATTTTTTGGTATTTGATGGTAAAAGTTGTATATGGATGTCGGAAGAACAGTACATAAATTTTACAAGAAATAGAAAATTACAAAAAATATTGACCCAATCTATCTGTAACGAAATCTAAAATACTGTTTTTGTTTTCTTTCAATTCTCTTTCCCAAAAATATACTACTTTATATCCTTTATTTTCAGCCATTAATTTTTTATTTTCATCTTTAATCCATAAATCTTTAGCTATAACACTTTTAAATGGTTGTTGAATTATATCATCATCTTTGTAAATTTCAGGATTCCCATGCCAAAAATCTCCATTCACTTCTATAAGAATATTAGGTTCTATTTTAAAATCAAAAGATTTTCTACCAACCCAATATTGAGAACGAAAAGATATATTCAATTTATTTAAACAATCTGATATTGTTGTTTCTAATTTAGATTTGAATGTACATCTTTTTTGAATTAATTCTGTTTTTTGTTCATCAGTTAAATTGTACCAATATTTAATATATGCCGATCTCGCTTTATCCATCTTGTGTTTTATTTCATATTCTGATAATCTATCATAATATTCATTCATTTTACCATATCTATTAGGTAATGATTTTTTTCCATATGTATCAAACATATATTTGTGTAACCATTCATAATATTCTTTACTTTTCCAAATATTATCAACACCGTAATTTTTAATGAATGTTTGTTTTTTTTTATTCTTAACACTTTCAAGTTTCGATAAATTATCAACACCATATTTAGATAAACATGTTTTTTTATATTTAACAGTGGTTATAAGATTTGCACTTTCTACATGTGTTCTTTTTTTAATATTAAAATAATCTAATAGGAAAAGGGTGTTACTATATGGTATCCCATATTGTTTTTCTATATCAGGTAAACTACATAAATCAATTTGATATTTTTTAAATAATATATCTTTGATACTTATTTCGGGATAATTATATGAAACATACAAATATTTCAATTCTTTTTTATTTTCATTTGGTTTTTCATCACATTGATAAATATGTTTGGTATTCATATTATTAATAAATTTTTTACAAAAAGGACATATCATAAAAACAATCATTATTTTTATTTATATATAAACTAAAAAAATTGATATATTTCCATTTTTTTAGTTCAAAAATTATTTGTAATTTTGTATTATGAAAGTAAAATATCCAAAAACAAAGCATCTTCCCTTTTCAAAAGGTTTGACTAGGGGTGATAAAATTATAGAAACTTTAGATTTCTTTTTAAATAAGGAAATAATTGTAAGTTTGAAACTTGACGGTGAAAATTCGAGTTTGATGCGTGATTATATTTATGCCCGTTCATTGGATAGTACAGATCATCCATCTAATCATTGGTTAAAAGGTTTATGGGGTAGTATAAAACATGATATTCCAGAAAACTGGAGAATTTGTGGTGAAAATTTATATGCAGTCCACAGCGTTGTGTATAATGAATTACCAACTTATTTCATGGTATTTAATATTTGGGATGAAAATAACAATTGTCTTTCCTATGATGATACTATTACTTGGTGTAATCTTTTGGGATTAACTCATGTTCCAGTTATTTATCGTGGTATATTCGATAAAAACATCTTAATTAAAATTGCCAATGAATTAGATACAGAAAGAAACGAAGGTTTTGTTATTCGTATTTCAAATGAATTTTCTTATAATGATTTTCAAAAATATGTATGTAAATGGGTGCGTGAAAAACATGTAAAAACCAGTTCACATTGGAAATATGAAAAAATAGTTAAAAATGGATTGAAAGTGGTATAATATTTGTTGATATAAAGGAAAAATAATATTATTAATTATGAAAAAATTTTTCCTTTATATCACTCTTTTAATTTTAGTAAGTTGTACATCCACAAAACACATGACTAAAATTGACAAAGATTGGAATTTGATTGAAGTGGATTCTGTTAAATCAAAATCAACAGATACAATAAAAATATCCCAAACATTTTACGATGATTATATTAATTCTAGTAACAATGTCCCTTATTACAATTTGAATATTTTACCAACCTATTCTTATTGGAGTCCTGAATATTATTTGTGGAACCCATATTCATTTTATCCATATTATTTTTATTCTTATTATTGGGGATTTCCATATTATCCATATTATTACCCGTATTACTATTATCCTTATTATGGATGTTATTGGAATTATGGATGGAATTATCATAATCATCACAATTGGAATCATCAAGGATTGAATAATTTAAATCATAAATATTCACAACCAAATCAAAGAAATTCCAAATACAATTATATCAGACCAAACCAAAAAAATTCCAAAATAAATCAACCTAAATATTCAAGAACATCTAAATCACAAAATTATACATCTCCAATATATCGACAAGCTAAAAGTAGTCAAGAATATTATAGAAGTGTGCAACCAAGTGTAAGACAAACAAATACACAAAATTCTCGTTATTCAACACCATCACAAAGAACTACAAATCCGGGTTATTCAACACCATCACAAAGAACAACCAATCCGGGATATTCAACACCATCACAAAGAACAACCAATCCGGGATATCAAAGAAGTGTCCCACAAAGGAGTTCACCGAGTTATTCCCCACAAAGGAGTTCACCGAGTTATTCCCCACAAAGGAGTTCACCGAGTTATTATTCCCCACAAAGAAGTTCACCGAGTTATTCTTCACCATCACGAAGTGGTGGGAGTGGTGGAAGTATTAGAAGTGGTGGTGGAAGAAGATAAAAATTTTTTTATATCAATTATTTTTATTATATTTACTTTAATCTTAAAAACAACATCAAATAGAAATATTAGAAAAATCAATTAAAATCGAAAAACAATGCGAACAATTAAAATTTTATTTTTATGTCTTATTTTGACATCATTATTTACATCTTGTGCTGAACCTAAATCATTTAAAGACAAATCTGGTAATGAATTCACCGCTAAACCTTTCGGGTGGGCAAATGAAAATTCCCAAATGAAAGATACAGTCGTTTATGAAGTTAATGCTGGAAATGTTATTTTGTCCATCATTTTTAGTGAAACTGTCATCGTTCCTGTTATTTTAACTGGGTGGGAATTATATGAACCAGTTAGACTAAAAGATTCCAACGAAGCCAATCAAAAAACAGATTATTCTGGTGTCTTAATTGGGTGTGTAGTCGTTTTAGTTTTAGCTTATTGGTGGTGGAGGAATTAAATATGAAAGATTTAAAAATAGAAACATCAAGTACTAAAATAATCCCTTTGGGATATAGGATGTTAGAAGTATCATTAGAAGATGTTGAAAATGGTAATATTTTAGACCAATTCACAATTGATGAAATTTTATCACATTTTAATATAAATGATATTTTGGAACAAATTGGTAAAGAAAAAGTATGTGAATATTTTGGATTAATTGATGATGAATAATGGAAGATAAAATAAAACAACGAATAATTCAACTTTTTAATCCCACAATTAAAAGAATTAAAAAACAATCCAATTGTGAACACAATTGGAAAGATAAGAACGGTGCAGCTTATTTTAGGTGTAAAAAATGTGGGTTTTTAGCTGATGATAGAAAGTTAGATAAATTAATATTTACTATGAAGTTAATAAAGAAAGGTATGACACCTGAAATGTTTAAAAATTTCAAGGATTATATTTAAATAAATTTTTTTATGTCACATAATCATCGTATCTTTGTATCATAAATCAAAACAATATAAAATGGAAAACACCGAAAGAATTAAAGAATTAGAAATCCTTTTAGATCAATGGAATTATTCTTACAGATTTGAAGGTAAACAAATCGTCCCTGATTCTGTTTATGATTCACACATTGAAGAATTAGACGATTTAGATCCTGATAATAAAAGAGTTACAAAAGTTGGTGAAACGCCACCAGATGATGATCGTAAAGAAAATCTTCCATTGATTATGGCATCAATGAATAAGGTTAAATCTTATGAAGAATTAAAAGCTTGGATGATTAAAAAGGGGATTCCTCTCGATACCGTTCTTTGTATTACACCAAAATATGACGGTCTTTCTATTTTAAATGATGTTAAAGCATCGAAAGCTTGGACAAGAGGTGATGGTGCAATTGGTCAAAATTCTGATCCACATTTTAAGGATGTGATGGAAAAATATTCAAAAGATAAAATTGAATCTTTTTTACAATCATATCAATACGCACCATTTATTTATACCACTGGTGAAGCACTTATAACAAAAGATGTGTTTCTGAAAAAACATTCAAAAAAAGCTTTGGGCGATGAAAATGGATTTGATAATGGTAGAAATCGTGTTGGTGGCCTTTTCAACAAATATAAAAAAGAAAATAAACCAGCATTTAATGATGTTGTTTATATGAGATATAGTTTTCATTGTGGTATGGATTTGGATAAAAGTGTACAACTTGATATTTTAAATCAATATTTCAATGATGACAACTTTCAAGTCCCTTATATTCTTCAAACTATTGATAATTTGAATGCTGAATATTTAAGATGTGTTTTTGATGAATGGAATAAAAATTTCGAAATTGATGGACTTGTTATTGAAGTAAATGATAAAGATTTAAGAAAAAGTATTAATTCAGAAAGATCAACCAAAGATAACCCACTTGTGATGAATCCGGGTTATGCGAGAGCTTATAAAGCATCCTTTGAAGAAGTGAAAGAAACCACAATTCTTAATATTACATTTGAAATATCGAAAATGGGTTTCCTAATACCAGTTGCCCAAGTAGAACCAATTATGCTTGATGGTGCATTGGTTAGTAATGTAACTTGTAATAATATAAAAAATGTTATTAAGTTAGGTGGTACTGGAACACGAGTAAGAATTTGTAGAAGTGGAAGTGTTATACCTCTTATAATTGACGTTGTAAAAAAATCAGATAAACAATTATCATTACCATCAAATTGTCCTTGTTGTAACACTACATTAATTTGGAATGATACCAACACACATTTAATGTGTACTAATAATAATTGCTCTGACAAAATAATAAAACAGATTACGTCTTTTTTTGATATTCTTGGTGTTGAAAATGTGAGGGAGACCACTTTTCGACAGTTATTCAATTCAGGATATGATACAATTGAAAAAATTATTGATATGTCAATTGATGATTTCAGAAAATTAGAACGAATGGGCGATACTAAATCATCAAATATCTACGATGATATTCATTCTAAAATTGATGGAATTACGTTATCAAAATTACAACACGCATCAGGATTCTTTACTGACCCAACAAGTGGTTTCAGTTTAGGAAGTAAAAAACTTATTCTGTTAGAACACTTCACACAAAAACCTTCAGTTACTGACGTTAAAAAAATAAAAGGTTTCGAAGAAACATCGGCTATTATTTATTGTAGTAATTATGATCGTTTCTTTAAATGGTTGTCTACACTTCCAATCACAATAAAAAAAGATGAACCTTTTACACCAACTGGAAGTAAATGTATTGGTATGACTTTCATTTTTACGGGTATAAGGCGTAAGGATTTAGAGCAAAAAATTCAACAAGAAAGTGGAAAAGTAGTGGATTCAATAAGTAGAAACTGCACAAATTTGATTATGAAATCCATCGGTAGTGGTTCTTCAAAAGAAAAGAAAGCTTTAGAATACGGAATGACTATTTGGACAGTCGAACAACTTGAATCATTCTTAAGTTAATAATTTTTTGGAAAAAATTCATTTAACCAACCATTTTTTCTAGAATGTTCATAAGCCGATCCACATTTTTTAAAAAAAGTCGTTTTATTTTTATATTTTTCAGATTCAAACTTACATAATTCTTTATTATTCCAATATCCATTCTTAACTTTAGATCTTTTTAAATGACTACAAATTTCATCAAACCAACCATTTTTTAATATAGAATAATAAGAACTTTGAGAATTTTTTCTAAAAGTTGACAATTTATTATATTTTTTAACATCTTTTTCACAAGATTCTTTATTCCATTTTACTATATTACCACCTAATGTCCCGCCTTTTATTTTATTTAAAACAATCCATCCGTTTTTTCGATACATATTAATAAAATCATTTTCTAATTTTTTAGCATCTTCAATTGGTAAATAATCCGTCTTTATATTAAGATTGGGAATTAAATTTGTTTTGGACATATGTTTAAATATTGGTCTTGTTTTTTCTATTTTTAAATGTCTATTATTTCTCACTTTTATATTCCCTGTTAAACCAACATAACAACAGTTATCACTAAATTCATAAACATATATAAGTCTTTTTCTAGTATTAGAATTATTTACCATGTGTTCAAACAAATCAAACCATTTATTTTTACAAATTGCATAATAAGCAGATGTATTTTCACGCATTTCAATTCTACTATTAAATTTTAAAGATTCCATTTTACATTTTTCATATGTCCAGTAACCATGATGTTTCTGTAATTCGATAAAATGATATGTCAAATCAAACCATTTATTTCTACGAATTGAATTAAATACACTATCAAAATTTCTTAATTCTTTATTATTTTTACATTTCAAAGCAACATCTTTACATTTATCATATGTCCAATAACCTTTGGATTTTCGTAATTCTATAAAATGTTCTATTAATTCAAACCATTTATTTTTACGAATAATGTTATAAGCACTAATATACTTTTTAATCATTTCAATTTTAGTTTTACATTCAAGTGCCGATTCTTTACATTTATCATATGTCCAATAACCTTTTGGTTTTTGTACTTCATTAAAATGTAATATTAATTCAAACCATTTATTTTTACGAATTACTTCAATAACACTTATATATTTATCAGATAATTCCTTTTTAGTCTTACATTCTAAAGCCACATCTTTACATCTTTCATACGTCCAATAACCTCTTTGTTTTCTCTTTTTCATATTTAAATAATTATTTTTTCTAAATTTTTTATTTTCGATAAATCTTCGTATATTAACCATTCGAGATATTTTGATTTATTAGAAAACAATTCATCCATGTATAAACAAAGTTTTTTATCAATTGAAATGGAAACAACCACTTTTTCTTTTTTTCTTTTCATATAAACTATTATTCTTTTTTAGTATATATTAAAGTATAAAGGTCAAAAAGTGATAAATTAGTAATAAAATTTTATGAATAAAAAGAAACCAGAAGAAAAAAAGAAAAGAAAATTTTCATTTTCCATTACTGATAAATTATTAAAGATTTTTGATGAACACATCAAAAATGAAGATATTAACAATAGATCAAAATATATTGAAAAATTGATAAGAGATGATATGGAAAAAAAAGGATTAAATATCGAAAAAGATTTTTAAAATAAATTTTTTTTAAACAAATAAAATTATTATATTTAAAATTAAAATTAAAAAATGAAAAAATTAGAAATCGGAACAAAATTAAAATTAAAAAAGTCTAATGACTCAATGTGGCCATCTTATCCATTTATAAAAGATGTTTATGAAAATAAGAATGGTGAAATTATATATGATTTATCTTGGAATTGTGATTTCTTTGAAGATAAAATATTACGAGATTATGAATTATATAATAATTGGATAATAGATAACGATGTTTTAAATTTAAATATCGAATCAAATAAGTTACTAATTGAACAAAAATTAATTGTGTCAGATGTTGATTTGGGTTGTACCAACTGGGAAAATGCTAATAAATTATGTTCTGATTATAGAGGTGGTGGGTTTGACGATTGGAGATTACCGACAAAAGATGAACTAAATAAAATTTATTTATTACATAAAACGGGTGTTGGTGGTTTCGTTGCCTACTACTACTACTGGAGTTCCTCGGAGACCTCTTCCTACGACGCGTGGGGCCAGGGTTTCACCAATGGGGATCAGACCAACTACGCTAAGAACGTCTACAACTATATTCGTGCTGTCAGGGGTTTTTAACTATTTGGACTGTTGAACAATTGGAAAATTATTTGAAAAATTAATTATGAATGATTATAAAGTTGGTGATATTACACCTGATGGTTTTGAAATTTTCGAAGTAGAATATGTTCCACATTACAAAATGAGGAAAAGAATAATGATAACAAATTTTGAGGGTTCTACGGAAAAAATTAAAAATGGTAATATGGGTTATTATGTTATCAATGATCAATATGGTCAATATGGTACTGTTTTTCTTGATAATGGGATACATGCTAGATTATCAAAAGATATATTTATATTTATAGATGATGAAAATAAAACAAAATTATGAAATTCGTATATAAATTATTCAAATACAGAGTGACAACTTATTGTCAGGGTAGTGCTGATCGTAGTGAAGATTACTGTTTACTTTATGTACCAGAAGATGCTGGTTTTAACAACAATAGAAGTACACTAATTAATCGAAAACATATAGATGGTTATTATGAAATCGATATTAATAGTGTGGAAGATATGACTATTAAATTTTAAAAATATGATAGAACAAAAATACATCGATATTTTATCAAAACAAAAAGAAGATTTATTATCTCAAAAAAGAAATTTGAACTTTTTTTCGAAGATATTTTTCAAAAAATATACTGATTGGATAGTAACCGACATAATTGAAAATTGGGTGAATACAAGAAAGTGTTATAATTATTATGACGAATGTTGGGAAATATTCGAAGAAATACCTTTTAAAAGACAAGTTGAATTTAGAATGAGACTTAAAGATGGTAAAATTGAAAAAGATTCATTTATAGTATGATAATATTTTCTACTGGTAATCACAACAAATACGAAAAAAAAATAAATTCTTTAACTTAAATATTCACCCATACCAAATAAAAACAAAAATAACATATTTATATTTACTTGAAAATAAAAAATCAAAGTGATGGAAGAAGAAAATTTCAAACGAGGTGATTTACAATTATCTGATTGGCAATATACAATAATACACCATTCACCAACTAATTTTATGTGTGGAGAAAAAGTTTTTCTTAAATCAAATCCAAAATATGAAATGATTGTACAATATGTTAATAAAAACGAAATTACAACAACCACCGAAGATTTAAAACACAAATTTATAAGTTGTGAGTTTTCACCGGAATGTATTTTACAATATAAATATATCGGATTAATAACTTATAGATAAAAATTTCAAATATGCATCCAATAAAATTCAATAAAATGAGACCAGTAGAAAGAATAATCCCTTATTTAGATCTTTTAAAAGAAAGATCAATAAATATTTCTGAAATTGATGAAAAATTAACATATAATAATATTATTATTTCGGATGATGTTTATGAAGAATTAAAAAAAGTTTGGTTGGATAATCCTGATTGGAGATTCACCCAACTTTTAGTAAATACTGGAATAATTCCAAATTTTCCCGGTATGTGGTATTACACCGAAGATTTGGATGTAATGTTAAATCTTGGTTTTAAACCAAGAGAAGTTATATTGTGGGGTACATATGGAAAAAATTTGGATCAACCTTTAAAAATGGTTTTTTTAAAAAATATGTCAAATGAACATATTAAAGCCATATTACAAAATGTAAAAAGTATTTCGAACAGATACAAAGAATCTTTTGAAAATGAATTGAAATATCGTGAAGAAAATAATATTATAATAGAAGATGAAAAATAAGATTTGGTTTTTATTTTGGTTTTAGTTTGACAAAAAAGGGGAGTGGTTTCCCCTTTTTTATTTTATTTTTTGGACTTTCATTAGTTAATATATAGATTTATATTGTTCTTTGATATTTGGTTCCGGACTAAAAACTTGGTTCGGGTAAAATCAATAAAGTAAAAATAATTTTCGGAGCCTACCATAACAGGATGTGCCAACCCGATATATAAATTATACTGACCGATGGAATATCGGTTATTGAACGTGGAGGCTAGCTCTGTGGATGCGTTTCATTTCTCTGTGAAACCTAAGAAGCATCTTGTCTGTGAAACGTTAAAAGAGACGGGTTAAAATACCCTGAAGCCACTATAACAGTGGTCATTCATTTGGTTTTTGGTTTGACTTTTCATTTCATTTTTAAATCTATAAAATATCATTTCCAAATAATATAATTTTCAATTCAAAAAAACATTTGAGTATTTATTTCTTTTTATTTCCATCTTAACTTTTTTAATATATAAATAAAAAGAAATAATTCTGTAATGGCAGCAACACCAACTAAAAAGTTAATCAATATCAATCCAAATATTTTATTGGAATATGAATATAATTCTAATTATGTATCTGAAAATTATCAAGTATGGTCAGATATTTCTAGAGGAACTAGAAATTTTTTAAGTACTACTAATTATAACGATATCAATCATAATTTGTTTGTTGTTGATCCGGTTTTGAAAAAATATGCAAAAATTGATACTACAAAATTTAATTTTTTAAGAATTCAGAATTATTTTTCTTCACCAGTAATGTATGATAAAGTTACTATGTATTTTCCAAATAATTATAATTTTGATACATATGTTGGATTTTATTTTTCCTGTTATAGTTATGATTATTATAATAAAACTAAATTTTGGTTAAGTAATTTTTATTATGACAAAACCGGAATTCAAGTTATAAATGGTATTAATGAATATTCAGAATATATAATAAATTTAGGACAACCTTTTCTTTATAATGGAAAAGAATGGGGAAAATATATTCAATTTTATGTCCCATCTATAAATAGTATCAGTAATCAAAGGGATATAAATACAAATATAAATCAAGTTACACCAGATTCGATAAATGATCATTTAACAAACGGTATTGGATTAAGTTTAAGTAATCCATTATTTTTGGAATTCTCATTTGTTACATCAAAAACTAACACTTTTGGAACCGATTATTTTAATTTGGGTGATACTGCAAAATTATCAATACCGAGACAACCAGAGTTTCAATCATTGGGTGTTTCAATAAATGAATCTACTGATTGGGATTTTTTTGAAATTTATGGTACTTATAATAATTCAAATGAAAATCTTGATAATTTCGTAAACGAATTGGAAAATAAAGGGAAAAAAATAAATATAGAATATGTTGTTACCCTATATGAAGAAAATTTGATTAGTGGGTTTCCAACAACTTTTTTGATAACAGAAAATTTTTCTCAAAAAATAGAATATAGACCCATAATTAAATATTCAAACACAACAGCCGTAATTGATGTTGAAATGAAAGTTATTGATCTGATTGATAATAGTTCTATTAGTAGATTATCATCCATAGGTTTAACAAATAATCTTCTAAAATATGGTAAAAAATTAGCAAGATTAGATGTTTCAACTATTACTAAACCAAAAATATATAATTATAAAGCTGATAAAATAATGAATTTTGGAAATACAAATATTCAAAATCAAATACAAAATAATCAAAATATTGTTAAAATACCTTTCCCCATTCTAATTAACAATTATAAAATTTTAGCAAGTAATTATACTAATAATCAAAATGATTATAAATCAATGGGAACTTTAAATATTGTGTTGACACCATTTGATAATGTTATTAAATTTCAAATAGGAAAACAAGATTCAATCGATAGTCCAATTTTACCTTATAGTTTAAGTGAAATAATAATGAATGGAAAACTAAATTTAGTTTTTCAATCAGATAATAAATATATTGAAAAAGATATTTATTATCAAACAGATGAAAATAGATTTGATTTGGGAATTGTTGTTTTTAAAGTTAACCAAGAAGATGTTCCAGTTTTAAAACAAATGTCAAAAGATAAATTTGATAATTTTTATATTATTCTAAACTCAAATAAAACAAAAACTTTATTATATAGTGGAAAATTTAAAATTTTTGATTCGATGAAATTTGTAGATATTAGTAAAAATAATAATTTATTTCCAATTACAAGTACCGGATCAACCACAACTTATAATACTGGTCCATTAATAATTGGAACACCAACTTCGAATACAGGAACACCCGTAAATGGAATAAATACAGGAACACCCGTAAATGGAATAAATACAGGAACACCCGTAAATGGAACAAGTAATGCAATTGGAAATACTAACATAATAAACACCGGAATAAACACGGGTGGTGAAACAGGTAATAATACAAATTCTGGTAGTGGTACAAATTTAGAAAACACACCACCACCACAATTTGACGCGAGTGGTATACCAGTTATAAATCCAAATTCGAGAGGACAACTTGATTATTATAGAAATTTAGTAATATATGCTAAACCAAATTTAAGTGATTCACAATTAAATACACTATTAAAAGAAATAAGTATAATTGGAATTATTTCTTATTATAAAAATAATGTATTTGTTTGTCAAAGAGTTAAAATTGAAGATATTGAATTATTAAAAAGAAATATAAGAATTGATGCTATTTTCCAAATGAAATTGGATTTTGGTTGGTCATCTTCAAATAATCTTTATAATACAAATATTATTCAATCTACAACTGGAACAACAGTATCATAATTATGTTCTAATAATCATTAATTTTCCTCTTATAACTCTTGGTGTCCCAGATACACCTGTTATATCCAATACAATTTCATTACCAACACTAACATTAGAAGTGGATTTTGCTGTACTTGAATAAAAATGTTGCAGTGTAGATGTTGCAGTTAAACTTGTTAAACCAATTATATTAGTCCCAGATTTTACTATATTAAAAGTGGATGTCCCTTGATCACCTTCAACTGTAATACCAGATACATTATAAGAATAATATGCATATAAATCTAAAACGTATGATTGTGGTGTATTATCAACATCTCTAAATTCAAATTTTATATCTTCTAAAACAGAAGACCAATTACCAGTACCAGTGGAATTAGATGTTAATATTTTATTTGTTCCTTGATTTCCATTTGCAATTTGAATAGTACCACCAGATAATACTAATAATTGACTTGGTTCTGTTGTACCTATACCGACTAATCCATTTTTTTTAATAACCATTTTTGTAGTATTAACTCCATTATTATATGTTTGAAATTCATATTTACCAGAATTATCCTCACCATCACGTGAAAATCCCAATTTTGCAATATAATTTTCAACACCAAGATTATCTTCTATGGCAAACAATAAACCCACACCAAAACCATCCGTCATATCACCGTTTGTATTTGATACACCTATCATTGATGAATTTAATCCTGATGTAGTTGTAACATTTCTAACAAATTTTAACGGAATATTTGGAATGGCTCCAGCTCTTGGTCCATATACTGTAAGTGGATTTGTTATTTCATTTGTTGTACCTATACCTAACATCCCTTCACTTGTTAAACGCATTCTTTCAGTATTTGTAGTTGTCCCAGAAGATGTTGTGTGAAAACTAAAATATGTTCCATTTGCTGATGTTGTCCAGTCCTCAGATGCTTTACAAACTATATTACCCCTACCACCACTTGAAAATGTTCCACTAGTATCTATACATCCTCTAAATCCAAACCCACCAATACTATCATCTTTAAGCATTGATTGTGGTGATGCCATAGTCCCCCTAGCGTGATAAAATGTAAATGATGTAGTTGGTGTTGATTGATATGCTTCAAAACGAACTAAAGCATTTGCACCAGTATCAGCTTTAACATGAAATTTATTCTGTGGTACTGCTGTTCCTATACCAACATTTAAATTGTTTAAATTCCATATATTTCCTGTTGTGGATCCACTCCACAATGCTTCAACAGATGTTCCACTTGTTGTTCCATTAATTCCACTAATTCCTGATGTTCCATTTGTACCAGAACTTCCACTGGTCCCTGAATTTCCACTGGTTCCTGACGTTTTTGATGACCCACTGGTTCCTGAACTTCCACTGGTTCCTGACGTTTTTGATGACCCACTAGTTCCTGAACTTCCACTGGTTCCTGACGTGTTTGATGACCCACTAGTTCCTGAACTTCCACTGGTTCCTGACGTATTTGATGACCCACTAGTTCCTGAACTTCCACTGGTTCCTGACGTTTTTGATGACCCACTGGTTCCTGAACTTCCACTGGTTCCTGACGTATTTGATGACCCACTAGTTCCTGAACTTCCACTGGTTCCTGACGTATTTGATGACCCACTAGTTCCTGAACTTCCACTGGTTCCTGACGTTTTTGATG